TTGATGATTGCGCTAAGATATTAAAAGCACATAAAGTATTACTTTACAAATTAACTGATATGGGATTAGAGCCATTTGTGAATCGTGGTTGGATAATATTAGAAAGACTATTTAGTACTTTTGGTGTAAATGGACTTTATGAATCTAATATTATTTTAAAAGAAAAGTTTGGTGATGTTGTAGAAGATTATAAAAAAGATATTTTAATAAACTTTAATAATTTTTATAAAGAGGCTGCAAAAAGAGAAAATATTGTTGCCAATGCTGAACAAACACCTGTAGAAAGTATGTCTCCTAAGTTATTTAAAGCCGATAATATATTGTTTGGTAATCCATATGATTTTCCTCAAATGTATGCTAATCAATTTGTCCCTACTTGGGTACATACAACAATTAAAGAAAAATTTACAGAAGAAGGTAAATACGATAGTTATATGGATGGTGGTTCAATTGCACATTTACAAATTGGATCGGATTTAACTCCAAGTCAAGCAAAAGAAATCATTATGCAATCTGTTGAAGCCGGTTGTGAACATTTTGCTTTAAACGCTGTTTATTCACGTTGTAAAGAATGTGGGGCTGTAGAAAAGGCTAATTGGAAAGAATGTCCGCATTGTCATTCTGAAAAGGTAGAGCATTTATCACGTGTTGTTGGTTTCTTTGTAGTAATGGATAATATTAATCCAACTCGTAGAGAAAATGATTGGAAAAAACGTACTTTTATTACAAAAGATGAACTAAATACTCAGCTTGGTAAATAATTATTAAAATTGAGAATTAATCCTCTAATGGTATTAAAGCTGTTAGAGGATTTTTATTATAATTTAAAGTTCTATATGATATATAATTTTTTAGGAGTTTTTAAGTGCCGGTCTTAAATAAAATCTATAAAATAATAAAAGGGAGGATTTATTTATGAAGTTGTTGTTAGGAAAGAAACGAGTAGTCAGTATTGAACAACCTGGACTAAATAAGTTAAAGGCAAAACAAGTTGAACAAAATAAAGAAGAAACTACTCCTAAAAAAAGAAAAACAGTAAGAAAAACTAAAAAATAATTTTACTAATTAATTGTAGAATTAAATTATATAAATGTATCTGTTCTATTTATTAAATGAAATGTTTTAAGCTTTTAATAAGGAAAAAAATAATATGTTACATCCGTTAAGTAAAGTTCAGAATTTAAAAGATCCTTTGAAGATGTTTGTTGCAACATTCCAAATCGTTTTTAAAGCTGGATCTCCATTAACTTCATTAATTAAAACTGATAATTTAGAGTTACGTTGTCAGACTTTTGGTTTACCTACAATTAAGGGTGATCAAACCAAAGTTGAATGGGGCGGCTTTGAAAGACGTTATGCAGGTAAACAAACACGTGCCGGTGAATGGAAAGTTACTTTTACGGAAGTTTGGGATTCTTCAATTACAGAAGCATTTAAAGTATGGTGTAATATGTATCATAATTATAAAAATGGTACTATTTCATTATTAGAGGCTTATTCCGCAGATGTAAACGTTGCTTTAGTTAATCCAGATGTATATGATCCAAAACCTGAAGGACTAACTCGTTACGATATGCGTTTATTTGATGTATTTCCTACTGATGTTTCATATCCTACAATCAAGGCTAGTGCTTCAGATCCTATTGAAATCACTACCACATTAAATTATAACTACTTCTTGATGGGTGATGAAAACGAATAAGTTCTTTCCTTAAAACAAATAAAGCGTCATAGATTAATTTCCATGACGCTTTTTTATATAAAAGATATATTAAAATTCTATTTCCTTACTGCCTTCTTCAATTTCTTTTTCATCTTGTTCTTTTTTAAGATATTTATAAATTAATTCATTAGTATATTTACCATTTTCTAATATATCCATTTTTCTTTTAGCTACTTTAAAATCACCAGCACATATATATTTAAGTGTATCTAATTCAAAATCTTTTAATTTGAATCCTTTACCAAAATATGTTTTAATACCTGCCTTAATATTATCTTTTTTCATATAATCAAATTTTATTTTAAAGATAAATCTACGTAAAGAAGCATTATCAATTTTTTCTTTTAAGTTAGTTGTCATAATAAAAGGATAAGGGTGATCTTCCATTTGTGTTAATAATTCATTCACAGAAGATACATTAAATTCTTGTTTAGCGTATTTTCTATCAAATAAAAATGAATCTGCCTCATCAAATAACAAAATAGCTTTCTTTTCTTTAGCTTCTTGAAACGCTGCCTGAATATTGGCTTCTGTTTGACCAACAAATTTATCCATTAAATCGGAGGCTCTTTTTTTAATAAAAGGCATACCTAATTCTTGGGCTAAATATTCACCATAATATGACTTACCGGATCCAGATTGTCCATATAAAAGTAAGCCATAATTATATACTTTTGATTTCTTTAATTTTTTTGTTAATTCTTCTAAATCTTGATTAACATTTGTCATTTTAAAATCATATTTAATTTTTGGACGCTTAACTTCTTCTACTTGTTCTTGTTGTCCTTTTCCTTTTTTACCATCATCACCTTTCATTACATCTTTTTCTATCATTTCACGTAATTCTGGTGGTAAACAATGTAAAATATTTGGATCAACTACTGAAGTGATTGTGTATGTTGCAAATCCTCCTGGAAAACTACGTATATCATTATCTTTATTTGGGTTTTTATTTGCCATGTATCTATCCTTACTTTTAAAATTCATCTAAGATATTGTTTAATCTATAATATTTTTCTACTATTTTATTACTTTTAGAGTGATCATAATTATACCAAGCAATAAAACATTCTGCGGTTCTTTCTGTAATTTTATTTTGATTAATTGAAATAAATTGTTTAAGTGCTAAATAAATAGCTTCTTTAGCTTTTATATAGTTTTTATTTAAATTTAAAATTCGTTCTTTTAAATTTTCTTTATCTTCATTTGACATATTTAAAATACAGTATTTTAATTTATTGGTTATAATTGCTTCATCAATCATACTCATAAAATTATCAAATTGTTCAATATCTTTGGTTGTTTCTATTGCTTTTGGTAAATTTTCATTAAACCAATTAATATCTAGATTACAATTTTTACTTTCTTCTTTCAATTGTTTTTCCTGTATTTTTATTTTTCTATAAGATTTATAACATCTAATTGAAATAACAATACCAAATCCAATAAAAAAGAGTTGAGTAATAATATTAAGTATATTTGAAATTAAAATTAACATATTATTCCTTTCTTTTACTATTGTTAATATAAGGTTTATTATTTCAATTGTAAAACAAATAAAGCACTCTATCAAAAAAATCAATAGAGTGCTTTTCCCTACTTTTTAATCTTTAATTTCAGTAATTTCATACACTTTAGGCTTTTTCTCTTCAGGTACTTCAATTTTAACATTAATTGAAAGAATACCATTAAAATATTTTACATCATTTATATAAGCAAATTCTGGTAATTTTAAACTCCATTTAAATGATCTGGTAGTAATACCTTTATATAGATATTCTTTACTTTCACATTTTGCTTCTTCTTTATCCTCAACATATAAAATACCATCTTCAGTTGAAACTTTTAAAGCCTCTTTAGAATATCCAGCAAGACTTAGTTCAACTGTAAATTCATTGTCATTTTCTTTACATATATTATATTTTGGAAATGAATCTTTACGATCAATTAAACTGACCGGTAAAGCATCTGAAAAAAATGTATCAATAAATTGTGGAAAAGGTGTATTAATAAATTCGGATAAATTACCACGTAAAAGTGGCATAATTGAATTCTTACTCATTTTAAAATCTCCTAATATCTAAGCAAGATTGTTAATTTTAATTAAATTGTAAACCCATACTTGGCATCTACAATATTATAGAACATTTCTTTTTATTAAATATACTAAATAAAGTTAAAATTAGTTCTAAATATAAGATATAAATTAATTGAAAAAATCATGCGAACAAAATATAAATTTGATTCATTGAGTAGAGCTAGAAAACGCAGAATTTTAATGCCAAAAAAACCTCGGCAAACATTTGTAATTGCAGATAATGGCAAAAAAATTAAATGTGGTACAAGTGTCTCTGAAGCTAAATGGCTAGATAAATTAGGTATATTAACTAGAAGTAAAGTAATTATTTTATTTGGAAAAACATTTGTTGTAGATGGCTATGATCCAAAAACAATGACATGTTATGAATTTAATGGAGATTATTGGCATGGGTCACATAAAGTTTATCCAAATAATAGAGATGTAATAGATAAATGGTTAAAAAAGTCACCAAATCAATTATATCAAGACACTTTAAATAGATATAATCTATTCTATCAAGCTGGTTTTAAAATATTTTTTGTTTGGGAAAGTGATTATAAAAAAGGATTTTTAGGAAGATACTACAAAGGTAGTGGAGATAACTTGTATTAAGTAAAAGGAACAAATAGTATGTCAATAAGAATAGGTACAAATAATTTAGGTACAACTTTTAAAAATAAGTCTAATCCAGAAATTATATTAAATCAAAAACCAAATCAACACATTACTGCAAAAATTGAAAGATATTGGGAACAAATCGAATATGATAACAGTTTTGAATTAAGACCAGTTACTTTAAAAAATAAGCTACATTTGCATGTACATTCTACAAATTCACAATATGCTCATGGTCAATTGTCTTGGACTCCTAATACATTTGTAAACGGTACAGAAGCCATAACTGATATGGAAGTAAATGTTACAGATGCTACTTATATAAATGTAACAATTCCAGAAGGTTATACGGCTTATTATTTTGGTCCAAATAATAAACTTTATGAAGATACTAATTATGATAATCAAATTGAACCGGCTAATGTAACCGGTAAAGTTGCTTTATATAATGTAGATGATTATCTTTCTTCTAGTTCATCTTTTAATGGATTATGGTCAAGTTCAGTAGGTTTACAAACAATTACACATTTAGATTTAAGTTATTTAGATATTAGTAAAATTAGAAGTGTAAGTGGATTAATACCAAGCTATGGTCATAATCCATGGGGTTCTGGTTCACCATTAACTACAATAAATATAAGTAACTGGTATTCAAATAATATTACAAATTTTAGTAGTATGTTTAATAACAGTGGTATTACAACAATTATTGGTCTTGATGCTTTAAGTACATCAAATGCAACAAGTATGTCTGATATGTTTAGCGAGTGTTCTAACTTAACATCATTAAATGTAAGTAATTTTGATACTAATAAAGTAACTTCTATGGGAAATATGTTTTCTATGTGCTCTAAATTAGCTTCTATTGATCTTACTAATTTTGATACCACCAATGTAAGTGATTTTTCATATATGTTTAATGGTTGTAATGCATTAACTTCTTTAGATTTAAGCGGTTTTCAAACATATAATGCCACAAATGTAATGTATTTAGCAGCTGAATGTAAAAATTTAAAAGTATTAGATATAAGTAATTTTGATACTACTAAAATTACTGATAGTCTTTATCAAATGTGGTTGGTTAATGCTAAATTAAATTATTTAATTATAGGATCACCAACCTTTAGAATGCCTTTAATTAGAAGTGATGCTATAGTAGTTCCTTCTACGTGTAAGATTCTTGTACCATCTAATTTAATTTCTACATATCAAAACGCAACTAACTGGGCTCAACATTCTGCAAAATTTGATGCTATTGAAAATTATGATATTGTAAGATCTAATGGTCAAGTAACAGTAACCCCTAAGAATGCATAATAATATACTAAGAAGGAAATAGAATATGTCAGTTAGAGTAGGAACTATTGATTTAGGTACAATTTATAAAAATAAAGTTGATCCTGAAATTACGATAAATCAAAAGCCACATCAACAAATAAGTGTAAAATTAGAAAGAGTATATGATCCAGAAGTCTATACAAGTACATTTAAGTTGCAGCCAGCTATTTTAAAAACAAAAGCACATATTTATGTACATTCTATAGATTCTGGATATGCACATGGACAAGTTTCATGGACTCCAAATACGTTTGTAAATGGTAGTTATATTAATTATGATTTGACAGTTAATGTAACTGATGCTACACAAATTAGTGATGTAATTATACCGGAAGGTTATGAAGATTATTATATAAATAGTATAAACTGGAAAAATGTATATGAAGATACCAATTATGATAATTCAGTATATTTACCAGATTTAACAGGTAAAGTTATAATATATGATTTAAATAATTATATGAGTAATAATACTAGTTTTTATAACATGTTTTATGATAGCACTGGATATTCTACACAAGCTACCCATATAGATTTAAATAATATAGATACTAGCAAACTTACAAATTTGGGTCAAGCTTTTTATGGGTGTCGTAAGTTAGTTTCTTTAAATATAAATGAATGGGATACTAGTAGTGTTACAAGTTTTAGACATTTATTTATGTGGGATAGTGCTTTGACATCGTTAAATTTAACAAATTGGGATGTTACAAAAGTTACTGATATGGAAGATGTGTTTACAGGTTGTTCTAGCTTAACTTCTTTAGACTTAAGTAATTGGAATACAAATAGTTTAGAATGGGCAGGTTCAACATTTTCGCAATGTAATAATTTACTTGTGTTAGATATAAGTAATTGGAATACAAATAATATTACAAATAGATATGATGGAATGATTTCTTCTTTAAGTAAATTAGAATATTTAATTATTGGTTCAGAAACATTTAAACTTCCATTAAAATCTTCAAATATGGTTTCAGTACCATCTACTTGTAAGATTCTTGTTCCATCTGCACTTATATCTACATATCAAAATGCTACAAATTGGTCTGTTCATGCTAGTAAGTTTGATGCTATTGAAAATTATAATATTACTAGGACAAATGGTCAAGTAGCAGTAACACCTAAAAATGCTTAATGAGGTAAATAAAAAATGAGTTTATATATAGGTGAAAATGAAATTCAGAGATTACATGTAAATAAGCATTTAATTAGAAAAAGAACTTATGTTGGAGATAATGGATATTCAACAGAAGAAGAAAGTGGTGGATCAAGTGACTCACTAGTACTAGCTATTGGTGATGTATTAGAAGATAAAGTTATGGTTGCTGGTTTTATTACTTTCCAAAATCAAGAATATGCTTATTGTATATTAGATTCTGAATTATGGGTATATTATGGTACTGTTTGGGCATCTAGTAATACTTCTACTGGATTGACTAATCAAAATGCAACAGGTACTTATAATATGAGTCAATTAAAATCAAAATATAACAACAATTTAAATAATTATCCGGCATTTAAATACTGTGATGACTTAGAAGCTGTAGAAATTGATGGAATTTCATATAAACCCGTATTACCTAGTTATGCGGAAGGTATTGGAATGTATGAAAATATTGATGGCTTTAGTTCTGGCTGGCAAGGTATGTGGACCTCTACTGAAGATACTGTATCAAATGCATATGCAATTAGAAATGGTGGTACAGTAGCATCAAATCAAAAAAATTATTCAATGAATGGTATTACTCCAATTATTGAAATTCCAGTTAATTCAAATCATGAAATAATTACTTTATAAGGAATAAAAATATGTCAATAAGAATTGGATCAATTGATTTAGGTACAGTCTATAAAAGTAAACCAAATCCACAAATTACTATAAATCAAAAACCAAATCAAACAATTGTTGCAGAAGTTGAAAGATACTGGGAAAAAGAAACATATAATAATAGTTTTGAAATGATTCCAGTTAATCTTAAAAATAAATTACATGTATATGCACATGGTAATACTGGTTATGCTCATGGTCAATTATCATTTACTCCAAATACATTTGTAAATGGTGGTGAATTAACTTCTGATTTAACAATTAATGTTACAGATGCTACATCTATTCCAGTGTCTATTCCAGAAGGATATGAAGATTATTATTTTTATAATTCTAAAACTAAATTTTATGAAGATACTAATTATGATAACTATATTGAAAATGCCTATCTTACTGGAAAAGTAATTTTTTTTGATTTAAATGGATATTTGTTAACAAATCATGTTCTTGATCAATTGTTTCACAATACTCAATTAACACATCTTAATCTAAGTAATTTAGATATTACAGGTTGTACAAATATGACTAACTTTTTTTCAAGTTCGCCTAATTTGCAATATATAGAAGGATTAGAAAATTTAAATACTAGTGAAGTTACTGAGATGCAAGGTACATTTGGAAATGTAAAAGCAACTTCTTTAAATATTTCTGGATGGGATACAAGTAAATTGCAAAACATGAGTTACATGTTTAGTGGATGTAGCGTAACAAGTTTAAATTTAACTAATTGGAATGTTTCTAAACTTAATCGTATGGAAAATGCTTTCTATGGTAGTGGATTAACATCTTTAGATTTAAGTAAATGGAATACTCCATGCCTTACGAGATGTGATAATCTTATTGGATCAACTCAAATACAAGTTTTAGATGTAAGTAATTTTGATACTACTAAGGTTACTTATTCTCATGCCATGTTTATGAATAGCAATTTACGTTATTTGATAATAGGTTCTCCTGTATTTAAGTTTCCTCTTCCTAGTTCTTACATCGGGGTGAACTCAAGTTGTAAGATATTAGTTCCGCAATCACTTATATCTACATATCAAAATGAAACAAATTGGTCTCAACATGCCAATCAATTTGAACCAATAGAAAATTATACGATTACAAGATCTAATGGACAAGTAACAGTAACTCCTAATAATGCTTAATGAGGTAAAACATTATGGTAGGATACCCTTGGACATTTACATTAACACCAACAACAATAAATGAAATAACGGTAACAGATGGTACTAACACTGTCATTTTAAATAGAGAATCTGTTGGTAAAACTGATACTGGTTTTGCAACAAATTCGTTTGTTGAAAGTCAATATGTAACTATTTCTGCTGTTGGTTATGAAAATCTCCAGAATGTTGCTGTTGGTACATCAAGTGTTACTATGGTAGCTATGCCATCAAAAGACATTTCACAATTATCTGATGGTACTAATACATATATTATTAAAGATGCTACAGCAAGAGAAGGATTAAGTAGTAAGCAGGATACATTAACTGTTGGCACCGGAATTGATATTACAAACAATACAATAAGCGTTACTAATCCGGTGTTAGTAAATTCAACAACTCAGACAAATAGTGTTGGAATAGATGGAACTATAACTGGAATTAAAAGTGTTGCGATTGGTTATGGTGCTTCTTCTATCAGAGAGTCTGTATCTATTGGATATAATGCAAAAGGTGGTTCATATTCTATTAGTATAGGATCTGAGACAGATTGTACAAATGCAAATTCTGCTAGTAAAAGAATGGCTATAGGATTTAATGTCAAAAGTAACGCTAAAAATGCTATACAATTAGGATTTAGTCCAACAGATACTTTAGCTGGAGCTACAAATTCTGATGCTAATACTGTAAAAATAGCTAATTCTAATGGTAACTTTGAAATTATGTCTGCTGATGGTACTATTCCTGTGGCTCGTTATAATGTAATGACTGGAGCAGATGGCATAAATGCTGGTACTTTAGGTGCTGTGCCAGCCCCCAGTGCTACAGATAATACCAAATTTTTACGAGGTGATGGTACTTGGGCAGTGGCAGGATCTGATGAAAATTCATTTTTTCCAGAAGAATGGGGTAATATTAGTTATATAAATCAAACTGTTAAACCAAGTTCAGATAATACTCGTTATTATGATTATGCTTGGAGTATTAGATTTACAAATGGGTATACATTACCTGTAATTATTAATAGATATACTATGTTACCAGAATGGGATTTAAGTGCTGTAGAATTAACTGATGTTACTAATTATAATAGTGCTTGGGCAGTAAGTGGTGTAGTATATAATATGTATGCTTATGATCATCCTCAATATATGAAATGGACTAGAGATGGTAGAGATTATGTAACAAGAAATTATAGTATTGCAAAAAGTAATAATTGGGATGAAGGACATTTAGTAAATGAACATACAAGCGTAACTACTTCAAGATTTACATTTACAATAACGGGTAATACATTTGAAGCTCTAGATACATATACTAATAAAAATTATAAATTATCAGAAGATCCAATACTTCAAGCTGTTAATTATTTTAATACTTATTTATTAAATTGTTATTCTTCTAATCAAGTGGTTCATTCAATTATAAAATTTATGCAACGTATAGTATTAGAAGGTTCAACACCATATTTATTAATTGAAAATAATAGTCTTACAAAGGGTACAAAACCAAAAGCATCACAAAGTACAACTATACGTTTTTTAGATGGTGGTGGTGGAATGAATACTTCTTCAAATGGACTTGGTGAAATTGTTGAAACTATAAATACATCAAATGATGTATTATTATCTATTACAGCATATCCAAATACAGCTAATGCAACGACACCTGAATGTGGTATAGTTATTTTTAATCCTGTATCTACATCTAGTAGTTCTAGAAGTATTTATCCATCAAGTAATAATGCTATTGAATTAGGTTCAAGTTCACGTTTATGGAAACAATTATTTGCTGGAACAACTACAATATCTACTTCAGATGAAAGATTAAAACAACAAATTACAGAAATACCAGAAAAAGTATTAAAAGCTTGGAGTGAAGTTAATTTTTATCAATATAAATTTAATGATTCTGTAGAAGAAAAAGGTAATAAAGCAAGATTTCATACTGGTGTAATAGCTCAAAGAATTAAAGCTACTTTTGAAAAATATAATTTAAATGCTTTTGATTATGGATTGCTATGTTATGATGAATGGGATGCTGAAGATCCAATTTATGATGAAGACGGTAATATAAGTGTTCCTGGCCAAGAAGCAGGTAATAGATATAGTATTCGTTATGAAGAATGTTTGTGTGTAGAAGCTGCTTATCAAAGATATAGAGCAGATAAATTAGAAGAAAGATTAAATATTTTAGAAAATAAACTAGGATTATAATGACAATAATTTCTGAATTAAATACTTTGCAAAATAATCTCTCTAATGCTTATGATGCAATAGAAGAAAAAGGTGGCATTTTACCTACTAATAAAAATATGAATAATTTAGCAGATAGTATTGCAAATATTCCAGAAGCCAATTATACTTTGATGGGTAATGAATTAAGAAGAGCTTATTGCTGGTCAAAAACTGAAAATTTAAATGGTATGTGTCAATTATATGATGTTGAATATAAAAAATTTTCAAATTCTTTTCAAGCTACAAATATTAATATTTATGAGTTTGGATCATATACACACAGAAGAGATAATGCTAGTTATTATTATTACGCTATAATAGATGGAAAATTATACACTATTACTACAAGTTCTTCTGAAATTACTATGACACAGCAAGGTTCTGGAACTGGATGGGAAGATGTATTAAGTAACACAAAATTTGTTAGAAACGGTTATATTTATAATTCTTATGCCAACGCTAATAATGAAACTTCACCTCTTATGGCTGCTATTAATCCAAAAAGAAATTTAGCAAATCGTGATAATCTTGGTTATTTTATAAATGATGGAAAATTATATAATACATCTGGAAGTAGAATTTTATCCAATGTTTCAGACATATCTTTAGTATACGTAGATTATTTAACAAGTTCACAATTATTATATATAAATTCGAGCGGTAATATATATAAAGCATCTCCATCAGATTCTTCTGGAAAATTAATATCAAATCATATTATAACAGATCTTAGACCATTTGGTTTTAGTACATATGCAATTGCTTTTATTTATAATAAAACAAATGTTTTAATTTGGAATAGCTATCTTGGTTCACTTGCAGCTACTTTTACATTTGATACAGATGTTAAAGCAATAAAAATGTCTAATAATAATGCAAATCCATTAATTCTATTAAAAAATGGTGATTTGTATAGTATTTATAATCAGGTTAAAACATTAGTTTTACAAAATATTAAATGTTTTTTAACAAATGATTTTGCTCATGACTCTGCCGTTCATGCACGTGTATTTTTAGCGTTGTCAAATGATAATAAAATATATAAAATAACACGAGATACGTATTCATCATCGTGTACTTATGAAATAATAAATACTTTTGAATCTAATGTAAGAGTAATTTCTGATGAAAATGCTGATGGTAATGTATACATTGCTTGTTTAAAATATACCGGTGATGAATATATAAAGGAAAAGATGTTTACTACAAAATATATAAATGAAGTAACAACTGCTTATACAACTAATTCATATCAAGATTTAATTAGTTATCTGGTAACTACAAAAAATATATCTGAAATTACTGTCAATAACAAAACATATAGTAGAGATGGCTCTAATGATTTAGTATTTGATTTTATACCTGAAGATCTAGAAAATCATATATTTACAGATACTGATTTGTTACAGTCATATTTAAATGCAGGTATTATACAAGGAAATGGATAATGAGATTACAACAAGTATTAGATGAAGCTATAGAATTATTACAGCATCCAGAATTTAAAAGTTATGGAGCATTACAAAAAGCTCGTTATCAACATAGCAAATCTGAGGAAGAATTATTTTTACGTAGTAATATGTATAAAGGATCAATAGGTAATTCAGAGGCTACTAAAAAAGGACATATTACCAGAAAAAAGAATCCAAATTATAAAGAAGATATAAAAAAAGCCGCTCAAACTCGCTCAAACTGGTATAAAGATCCTGAAAATCTTAAAAAGTTTAAAGAAAGATTAAAACGGCGTAAAAAATCTAGCGATCAATAACTTTTAATTTATTCATATAATCAATAAGATTAAAAATATTATCTTTATCTTCTAATGATAATGATTGATTTTTTGCTTTAATTTTTTTAAGGTAAGGTTCCATTTTTTGATCATAGAATTTTTTTCTCATGCTTAAATGTGCCTTTTTTGCCTCAATTATATCATCAAAGTAATAAGAATGTTTAAAACAAGAAGATTCTTCATTTTTTCTAATTGTAACATTAAAATAATATCGAACAGGTCTTGCTAACACGATATTAACATTTGATGTTTTTGGTAATTCTGGATTGTAATGTGATTTTCCTATAGTACTCAATTCTAAGATATTATTTTTTATTTCAGGATGAGTATTAAAGTGTTCTTGATATTGTTTATAACCGATTGAAGTTGACATAATTATTTACTCCTCTATTATGGTTTTATCAATCTTCTTTTATATCCTTTCCATATATTTTTATGTCATTTGGTTCAAAACGTTTTATAACATTCATAATTGACCAATGATCAAACAATGGATTTTGTGCTGCTAATTTATTAAGTTCTTCTTGATGTTTATTAATAAATTGCTGTGCATCTTTTTTAGATTCAAAACATAAACCAGAGTATAATTGTTTTCTTCCCTCTATATAACTTTTATCATTTTTACGGCTAATTGCAGTATCCCAAGGTTTCCATTTAGACTCACCATTTTTAATTGTTACTTTTTTAGTATTTGCACAATATTCAATAAAACCTTCACGGGGTGCTAAATTTCGTTTAAACTTGGTTTCTCTATTGCCACAACGATTCCAAGTGTTCATACGTATTTTAACTAAACTCATTTGATTAAAATCTCCATATAAAACATAATTAACAAACTAAACAATTGTTATAATATCAATGTAATTATGAAAATAAAACCAAATTCATACTTTCATTAACGTAAATTTACCAAATAGTAAATACTAGTGACTAAATTATTGTTTTTTAATAATAATTTTTACATTACCAGCGTTTACAGTTACACCATCTGCTTCAGGTATAAGTCCAAATTGAATTGGCTTATTATCTTCTTGTACTTTATTTATATTGGTTTTAAAAGTATGTGATAAAAGTGCTTTTAATTCATATTTATTCAAATCCCAACCCCAAGTACCAGAAATTATAGAATAAATTAATTCATTAGTTTCTTTATTTATTCTATATTTTATTAAAAGATTTTGAGGCTTTTCTTCACTATTAATTTCTGGATTTTTTGTAAACTGAATTTGATTGGTAAAATCTGTATATAAATACCAATCAATATTTAAATCATTTAATAATCCTTCAAACAAATCTTTATTTATACGTTTGTGAATATCTTTTTGATAAAATAACAACTGTAAATACTTAGCTAAAGAAAAAATAGTTTTCATATTATCTCTATAAGTTTTTTGTACTTGTAATTCATTTTTTTCTAAAAACGAATCTATTAATGATTGAGATATTTCTTCAAATACTGGTAAATTTTTTATTTTTTCATCATTTGAAATTTCAAATAAATCTTGTTTTACCTCATCTATAATTTTCTTTAATTCATTATCAATAAATTGTTCATATGATTCTAAACTATCCATTTTAATTATTCCTTATTATTTGTAAAATTAACATTTGTAGTAATAGAATCAGAATTTGATAAAGTTATAGCTGTTTTTATAATATCATCTTCAGATACTGAATAATCAAATACAGATTTTAATAAAACATTATTATCAGCTGTTTTATCTTTAATTTCAAGTATCCATGAGCCATCAATTTTATAAAAATTAAAATCCATTTTATCCTCCTATAAATTATAATTTATAGAAGTCTAAAGATTATCCGTTTCTATAAATAAATTTGGATTAAATTTCCATTCTTTAGTAAATGGTTCATTATAAGGTATATATCCGCATGGATTTAAAATATACTTTACTTTTCGTTTACCAAATTCAAAAGAATTTCTATTATGTACATGACCTGAAATTATTAATTTAATTCCAGGTAATTTACTATCAATCCAATTTTCAAGATTTGAGGTATAACTAGCATTTAATAATCCTTTTTTATATTTTGGATCTATACATTTTGGAGACAAACAGTGATGTGTCATAAGTATAATTTTAGCATTTGGATTTATTTGTAAAATTTCATCATGACATCTTTTTACTTCTTTTTTAGCCAATTTATGAAGCTCTAAATAATATTCAGGTGTTAATGATTTATAAGTATTTTCATTTCCCCATTTAAAATCATTTAACCTTGATCTAGCTTCTGACATTGTTTCTATTTGTATTGCTTTAGTATTTAGTTTTTCATATGGTTTAAAATCACTGGCTAAACCATATAATTCGCTCCAAATATGCCACGCATAAGCTTTTTTGTTTAATTCTTCTAAAGTAAGATCACAATATTTATAATCAGTATAAAAAGTACTACCTATAATTGCTACATTTGGATAATCAATCCACATCCAATCATTTTCTAAATAATGCCAAAACATATGTTCTTTAGGAAATTCTTCTTTGAGTTTATGTTTTAAATCTAAAAGTATAGGCTTAGTATAATTTTCATCTGTAAAATATACTATATGATTACCATCAATAAATATTACCTTTTGATCTTTAAAAAATGATTCTAAAAATTCTTTGTGCTTTTCAACTCCTTCACAAATATCTCCAGCAATAAGAGTAACATCAGCTTTTTCTTGAAATTTTTTACCAAAATAATGCCATAATCCAGATTGTTTATATGTTTTATTCCAATCTGGACCATTTATTCCTTTAGTATAATGTAAATCTGATATTATTCTACACTTGACCATCTTTATACTCGTAATATAATAAATCTCTTATAGTTTTTAATTCATCTTTAGTTAATTCTTCTTGTTTTCCATAATTGAAACATAAATGCTCTAATTTTTGTAAAAGCAATCCATGTTTATATTGTACTTCTTTTTTATAATTTAATATATGATTTATTCCATCATTATAACCATCATTATAAGTACCGTACTTATGAATTTCTCCATAAGCAGTATCTATTTCATCTTCATTTATATCAACATCGGTTATGTATGCATCTAAATTAAAATTAATATCTTTTAATTTTTCTAAACTTTCTTTAATCTGATCTGCTTCATTTTGTGTAATTATTTTATTTTCAACTTTCTTTTCTAAAGTTTTTAATATTCTATTACAATTTGTGACATCAAATTGTATTTCAACATCTTGATTAGAATTAACATTTATACTATGATACATCTATTTCACTTTCTTATTTATTTTTCTTTGCATTGCCCGTTGAGTACGTCTTTCTTTTCTATTTAATTTTCTATATATTGGAGTATTACCTAAATCTTTGGCAGTCCAAGATCCATCTTCTTTAAAATCCATACCCAATAAATCATTTAAAGATTTTTCTTCTTTTTCATTTTTAGTTTCTTCAGTCATTACAGCATATCCTTTGTAACATTAATAAAATTTTTATTATTTGGTAAAATAATCAATACTTGATCATTTTCTAAATCATTATTTATTTTTGGTGCCCATTGTAAAGCATCCATTGCGGCCATTGATTCTAATATATTTGTTTTATACATTCTAGACCATTTATTTTTAGTTTTTTTTAGATTATCTTTTATTAAAGAATCTAGTTTTAAAATAGTATTATAATTAGCTTGTATATTAGCATAATGATATTTTTTAAATTCATTTTTTTCTATCATTTTTTCAATATCATTCATTATTCCTACATTTTTATATAAATCATAATAACATAAAATTTTCTTATTTTTATATATTTTATCATTTATATTATATATATTAGTTGTTTTTTTAAAAAAATTTTTAATAAAATTAAACATTCACTTATCCTTATACTTTACATAGTTTATCTAATTTATCATCTTTTGTATAACATTTAAAACTATATACAACATCATTAGTTAACTTAATTGTGCTTTGTAATAATTCTGGAAACGAATCTATACAAATAGCATATCTATGATCTAAATAATCAGAAATATCTGCTAATTTTAAAGATTTACAAAAAATATCAACATTTGTTATACTTTTAATATAATCTAGAAAATCACGGTCACATAAATAAATATATGATTGTTTTGGAAAAGAATAATTAGTATTAACTATTGAAAAAAATTTAACATTAATTAAATCTTTTCTTCTTCCATATTTATTATAAATATCTAATTTTGTTTTATCACACAAAAACATTTATTTATTCCGCTCTTTTTCTAAAAATTCAATTAAATTTTCATATTTAATATTATCAATATACCTATCATAATTCGGTTTTTCTTTAATACCTTCAAATACAGCAAAATAAGTATTAGGATATTCTTGATTTACTTCTTTTGCAAATATTTGTTTAGCAATTTTTTCAGATTTTACAGACTCTAAAATAGTTTTATATTTTTCTTTACCTATTTTACCATACTTTTCTAATATATTTTTATATTCAATTAAATTTGCTTGTATCTTTATTATTCGCTTATTTAATTCTGGAAAAATTTGTAAAGCATCATCTATAGTTCCATCTCTCATACCATTTAAAATTTTTGCATCAGTAGTATCAAACATATTACGATAACCTTTTAATCGTATATAATCAACACATTTAATTTTGACACGATTAAAATATTTATCTACAACAACTACACCTTCATCCTTATCACCTTGATAACTATTACACAATTTTAGTACTTCATCAATATTATGTAAATCAAAATATTTTACAGTATTAAAATTATTTATAACTGGAATTAAAGATTTTGCAGTATTTAAATCATACTCATTTTGACTAGATAAATTACGACAGCCTAAATATATCAGATCTGTTTTTGGATTATCAACTAATATTCTTAATTTAGGAGATATTAATTCAAACATATAAGTACAATTATAAATAAAGTCATCCATATTAACTTTATTTTTATTTAAGCAATAATCAATTAAATCTTGAATAGTTACACAGTCTTTTGTTTCAATCTCATCATATTTAGAAGGTATTTTAATTATTTCAGATGCCTCTAAATTTGTATTCCATCCATTATTAGTTACCCAAAACCATTTATTATCATAATAAAATAGTTTAATCAAAATACCATCTACTTTCTGCTCAACTAAAGCAGATTTCCAATCTATTTCTGGACAAAATTCTTGACCCATGTTACCAAATTTTGTAAATGGAGCACAAACCATATATGGATTATTAGGATCCTTTATAGAAACAATACAACCTCTACAAAGTCTTACATATTCATCATTAAAATCACTAAATAAACCGTCATATGATAGCATATATAATTCTGGATATAATAAATTATTATCCTTATCTTTAAAAGGACATTGCTTAATCTTAATTAATCTTGGAGCTTCTTCTAAAAAAGCTTTCCAATTTGAATTTGTTTTAATAAGATCTAAAAGTATATCATATATCATTACTTTATTCTTTCATTTTTAACAAATATATAAGTTATTTATAATTTTGTAAAGCAAAATCTTTATAATTTACTATGTAATTTTTTGTTTCACCTTGTATTCCATACCCTAATTGTCTATTCATTCTATCTATTACATTTTCTGGTACTAAACTAATTCCCATTCTAGCAGCATTTCTGGTTTTACAAACATCTATATTTACATCTTCAAAAGAAACAATAACTAAATTAACACCATATTGTTTACATAATTTATTATATCGATTTAAATATCTTTCTAAAGTATTAGTAGCATCAAAGACAGTATATTTATTTTTCTGTAATGATTCTTCTAATAACTTAAAAGCAATTTTCCAAATTTTATGTTCATTTAAAGGTTCAACACTTCCTCTATACTTGGTTAAAGCTTTATGCATTTCTTGTCGACGTAATTCATCTGGAGAAATAACAATTAAGTTATCAACTCCAGTAAAAGTATTAAGAATAAAAGTAGATTTTCCAGCACCGGGTAATCCTCTCATTACAAATAAATATTTATTCATTTACTACATCCTTTTTATATCCAAGATCTTCTGCATATTTTTTCATTTTAATTAAAATTTCTTCTTCTTCTCTTTTTTTAAATTTTTCTACTCTTTCATCTATTATATTTTTTAAAGGCTCTGGTAAATTATCAAAATCAAATTGCTCATTATTAATTCTTTTGCTAATTGCCCAATTTAATGATATATTTTTTAAATTTTTATATTTTTTACCTTTTAAAGTTTCCAAATCAATATTATTATCATTTGCAGCCAAATATAATTTTATTAATGGAAAATAAACTCCATTACCAGATCTATTTTCTAATATTGCCAAAAATTCTTCTAAAGTTTTAGCTTTATATAAAGATGAAGAATCAATTAAAGTTTGATTTTTATCCCATCTTAAGGCAATTGCCTTTAAATCTTGATAACTTATAGTCTCAAGAATTTGTGGTTTAATTACATCTTTATTACATTCTAAATATTTTTTAATCAAAGTAATATAAGGGCCAGCCGTTCCAATATTATTTTTAATAAACTTATACCAATTCATTCCATCATATTCACTAACACTTACTATTACTTTTTGAAGCTCTTCTTCTTGTTTTTCGGCTACTTGCTTATCATGTTCTTTTTTCCAAGCAAGCATTTTTTTATTAATGTGTTTTAATTCTGATGGATCTAATTTTTTTTGAATAATATTAGAAATTATTTCATTTAACAAATATTTATTATTATTTGGCTTACCATTTTCATTATGAAAATATTCATAACAACCGTCATAATAAGTATAATGATGTCTAATGTAATTAACTTTTGCAACAAAAGATAAAGAATTTTCATCATTAATTATATCATTTATACTTCTAATTCCAATTGTTTTTATATAAGATTTAGATCTTTTTGCTAATTTTCTTTTTAATCCAAAATCTATTGACATTTTTTAATTCCTTTCAATTATTCCTTTCTTAAAAAAACAAATAAGAATCATTTCTTATTATATTTATATTATATATTAATAAACTATTTGTGTAAAACAGTTTACTTATTTAATAAAGCTATTCTTAATATTGTCAAATAATCATCTTTATATAATTTTTTTAATGTTTTAAGTTCATCAATAAAATTTTTATTATTTGCAATTTCTAATAGTTTTTTATAAATAATAGATAATATAAGATTTGCATCTATATTTTCTAATTGCTGATATAAAGTTGGTATATATCTATATATATTATAAATTGTTATTATCTCATTTGGACTAAACATTTGCCCATCATTAGTATGAAAAGTTGTATCTGATGGTAAATCAGGATGAGTATACGATATTATTGAGGCATCACACATTATTTTATCTCTTTTACTAATTCATTTAATTTATTACTTTGTTCTTTTAATAATCCCATTTCTATGGCAATAACAGTATATCTATAATTTAATTGATATAGTTTTAAAGTTGATTCATATATATCTCTATTTTCTGGATAACTGTTATAATATAATTCAAATATTTTTTTATACCATGTATCTAAATTTTCATCTTTTAACTTATCATTAACATAACCAACAGTAGCTATTTCATCAAAAGAATTAGGACTTTTTATAGAAGTATAATAACATTTATTACTATTTGGAGTATTGACAACAATAGAATTATTCATTATAATTTATCTCCCATTGCTAAAATTACTAATTTATAATTTTGATATACTTTATATAAAGATTCAAATTCAGATTTTAATTCTTCATGTGAATTTAATAGAGCTTCATATAAATTTTTCCAATTTTCTTCCTCTATACTTTGTGCTGTTGGTATAGTATGAGGATATAAACTACTAAAATCTATATTTGTTAACTTTTGACAATGTGCAAATGCAAATGATAAATCTAAATCAAATTTATCTGGACCCATAATTTAATTCCTCCTTTAAATCTTCAAGAGTACATATTCTAACATTGGCTTTTCTTGCTTTTTCTATTTTGCTAGAAGTACCCATAATATCTTTTACTACTAAACAATTTACATTTTTATTCCATTTATCTGAAGCATTTCCTCCATTTTTATTAATATAATTTTCTAATGCTTTGTCACGAATACCAGAAAAACATATATTATATTTAGCACAAACTGTTGATTCTATTTGATTTTTTGGATTTATAAATTCTATACCATAACTATGTAATTGCATATGAATTTTAGTCATATACCATAAATGTTCATATTCTAAATATTGACTAATTCTAGACTCTCCAAATCCTTCAATATTTTCTAGTTTTTCTTTAGTCATTCCTTCTAAAGTATTATATTTATTCCAAACCAAATTTAATACTCTTTCACCAATATCTGGGCCAAAACTACCACAAGCGGCGGCGAATTGTGTCTCTATAAAGGTACTTTTTTTGGCTTTTAAACTAGCTTCTATCTTTTTTCCATTCTCACCTATTAATTTTGTAATTTCACCTTCTGGAAGCTCATAAATACGGTATGGATGATCGTATAAATTTAAAAATTGACTAAAAGCATCATATATCTTTACACAGTTTCCATATCCTAATTGTTCAATATCAAGTTTTTCACCAAAATACTCTAAACGTCTTATACCCATTTCTCTAGCATATTCCGGAGTATCATTTGACCAAATATATACTAGATCTACACCTTCTATTTTAGTTTGACATTTTGGTAAATTATAATTTTTAGATGGTATTAATACTTCTTCTAATTTTGGAATTACTAAACCGGCTCTTTTAAATTTAATTTTAGCACCGATACCACATTTTGTTTTAATTACATTTTCATAATTATGTGCTGTAATATTAGTAATTTTAGCACCAGCAACTTCTACTGGTTCAATTTCTAATACTGGAGTAAAAATACCCCAACGACTTATTTGCCAATTTATATTAGTAACAATAGATTCAGCTATATTATCATGAATACCTAATTTAAATTTTCTACTACATTTTGGATTTATAGTTCCTCCAACAAATCCATCTTCAATATTATCTAATTGTGTAAGAATAATACCATCTAACTCATAATCAGAAAATTTAAGTCTTGTTTTAACTAAATCAATCATATTTTCATCAGTTAATGTTTCGGCTGACATAACTTGATAAAAAGGTACTTTAAACCCTTCATTTTTTAAGAATTCAAATGCCTTTAATGTACCTTGATCTTTAGAAGTCCAATAAGCTACAAATTCTGTTTGTTCAAAAATATAAGGTTTAGTTTCTTTACTATTTAATGCTCCTGCTATAGTATTTCTACCATTTTTTTGTTTTTTGCCACTAACTTGCTCTAATAAATTTAATATTGTTGGTATTGCAATTTTTGGAAATAATAATTCACCTCTAATTATTATTTTATCTTTATAATTTATCTTTTTAGGAAATCCTACATTTTGAACATGTCTCATAATATCTTTACCTTTGGTTCCATGTCCGCGTGTAGCAGCAATAGTTAACTCACCATTTTCATAAGTAAGAATTAATGAACATCCATCTAACTTATCTGAAATTAAAAATTGTTCATGACCCTTAATCCATTTTTCTAAATCACCTTCTTTTAATTCTTCCATACTACCCATTGGTATTTCATGAATAATATCTTGACCATAACCAGTATTATCAGAGGTTAACTTAGTAAAAAATTCATCATTTGGCCATATTATTTTAGCTTTATTATAAATATTATCATAAAACCAATCGTCCACAACATTTGAATCAAAATTTTCTGGATAAAAATTTAAAGTGTTGGCTAAAATTTGCCAATCATTATCAGTTAAAATGTAAAGATCACCTTCTGAATACGCTTTATTACATTTTTTTAATAACTGTTTAAGTTTTTCATTCATTAATAGCTCCTTTCTAAAAGATGTATAGTTTTACCAAATCTTTTGAGATGATCATCTCTCAAAGTAGTAATATCCATTTGTTTAGATAATGCAACAATTGCATCAACCATATTTAAATAATAAACTATTTGATCCGAATCCGTTACAATATAACTTTGTTTAATAATAAAAAACATTTTTGTTGAAAATTCATAATATAAACCAGAAGGTTTAGAATCTTTACGATTACTATCCTTTGTTAAAAACAATCCATCTAAAACCTTACCGTTTTCCATTCTATGAATTTTACGAATATACCATTTATCCATGTTTAATCCTTTTTGCTTTACTTTATTTTAAATATAAGCTATCCTATAAAAAATGTAAAACAAATTAAAGGAAATATAAATGAGATGGATTAATCATTTTATAGAAATGGCTCAATTAGTATCTACTATGTCAAAAGACCCAAATCATAAAATAGGAGCAGTTATAGTTGACCAAAATAATCGAGTTATAAGTACTGGATTTAATGGATTTGCACACGGCATAAAAGATTCTAATGAACGTTTAGAAAACAAAGATATAAAAAGACTATTAATGCTACATGCCGAAGAAAATGCTATATTACATGCTAAACAAGATTTAAAAGGATGCTATATTTATATTTATGGATATCCACCTTGTGTACATTGTATGTCATTAATTATTCAATCCGGTTTAAGTTGTATATATTATAAAAATTCTAGAAAAGATAATACAATTTCTGATTATTGGAAAGAAAACCTAGAATTATCTAAAAAATTAGCAGATGAAGTACATATACCAATTGTTGAATTATAATATTAAAAAATCCCTCAATTAATTTTGAGGGATTTAATTTTATTTACCATCTATTACACTCGTTACTGTTTTTGCTTCCATTGTTCTATTCCAAACTTTTATACATTGTTTTGTATTTAATGCTAAGAATTCATATAAATCATAATGTTTACAATGTGGACATCTAGCATAATACATTTCATCTATTTCATCAATTCGCGGATAACTAATTATTCCATGTCTTTTACAATGTTTACAAGGAGCAGCTCCTCTTTTATCATATTGTATATCTTTTTTTCCCATAAGTCCTCTTAAATCTTTCCCAATTTTTCTAGCTCCAATGTAATAACATTAGCTATTTCTTTTCTTTGTTGATTAACATCTAATCTTTCAATACTACTAGCCATAGCTCTAACCAATCTTAATGTTTTAATAACATTATCTATTTGACGTCTTAAAAATATAATTTCATCACGCTGTTTATCATAAACTCTATGTAATTTATTATACATTTTTTTATGATATTCATTTTCTAATTGAGCCAGAGTAGTTTCAAATTTATCTGTGGTTTCTATATTTTCCATAAGCAATCTCCTTTAAATTTATAAATATCTTATAACTTCAAACAAGTAAAGCCTTTAATGAAAATAAAGACCTAACTTAATAGGCCTTTATCTTATGGAAATTAATTAATAATTTTAGACTTTAATCTTTGATTTTATTAATAGCATTTAATATAGCCATAGCTGCCGAATATTGACTTTTATTAATCAAATCAATTGTTACATTTTTTAAAATTGATTCATCAGACTGAGTTTTAGAAACAATTGTTTGAATAGGAGCAATCGTCTTTTCTGAAGATTTTTCTTCTGCATCCTTATAATTAAACAAAGTTAAAGTTTCTCTTTTTGTTTCTGGTTTAGTGAGCGTATATTCATTACCATCTCTACCAATATATTTACCATGTGTTTTAAAATTGAAACCAAGTGTCCATGGAGTAATTCTTAAATATTCTGCGGCTTCTTTAATTGAATTAAATTTTCTACCGGTTTCAGAACAAAAAACTACTTGAGATCTACCTTTTCTATTTGAGTAAATAGACTTAACACTAGTCTTAATCGGTTTAGTCTTAATAGACATTCTAGTTGGATAAGATCTATTATCTACTCTTTCAATATGATATCCATTAACTTCATCTTTACCAAATCTAAGAGTATCTGTAATCTTCCAAGGATTAACACCTAAAAAATCTGCTGCATCTTTGATAGAATCAAATACTTCATTATCTACTCTAATTTTTACACAACGCTTGTTCATAAAATTTCTCCTTTAAAAATTATTTATACTTTATTATATAAACAGTTTAATTATAAAAGTAAAACCATTTATATATATTTTTTTAATATTTCTTTTGTTATAGATTTATTTGTATATTCTGCTACTAATTTTGAATAATCTTTCTTATCTATTTCATCTTTTATAAAGGCATATCCAGAATTAACTAAAACAACTTTATTAAAATTATTTTTCTTTAAATATTCTAATAAATCTAATACTGTTTCATCTTCCATTTCATAATCACTAATTATTAAATCCGCATTAGTAATCATATTTTGAGCAATTGCTTCAGATGGTTTAAAAAACGTTACTGCACAATGCCCAAGTTTTTTTACCATTATATATAAACATTTAGCATAATTTTCATCATCCTCCAAAATTAATACATTAGCCATAAATCTATTCCTTTATTATCTTAACTTATAATTTATATATACTATAAGTCTATAAAGATGTAAAGCCATTAGATTTTTTAGATTCAATAAAATCAAAGCCTATGATGTTTTTATTATAATATTGACTGTCTTGAATAAATATATTATTTTCATTATCTTTTGTAAATTTTCTATATGGTAAAGCTGGACAAATATAATATTTACGTGTTTTATTATTATAAGTATCTTTTATATATTCAACTACTGCATAATTTAAAGGTTTGTTACCATATTTTATTTTTAAATATCCAATGAATTCTAATTTAAACTTTATCCATAAATATCTTTTACAAATTGATTCTGTATTAGCTAAATATTTTTGTTTATTATGAACTAAATTGTTACCCATTGCTGGAGAGGAATAGTACGGTAAATTATGTAATCTATACATTTCATTAGCTTGATATAAATAAAAATCTTCCGAGAAATAAATTAATTTTCTAATTATTTTATCTCTACCGTTTCCTTGTATATATAAACCAATAAAATCATTTTCCATAAATTAATCCAATTGTAAAATTTCACTTAGCATTTTATGCATTTCTTTTAAAGTATTATTTAAATCCATTATAATTTTAAAATATTCATGCTTATCTTTTTCACTAATATCTTTTTTATTATAAAGATGAACATAACTATCTCTTATTTCCCATGAGGTCATCATATTATCAAAAACAGATTTAATTAATTTTTTCATATCTGCCTTTGATACCTCATTATTATTTAATGGTTTATTCTTAATCATGTTAAATGACTCCTTTTATTATCTTTAATTTATTTATAAACTATATGTTTCTTAAAGTAAAACAATTTTTATTAACTTTTTATTAATAAAGACTAAAACTTTAGGAGATATATTTTATTATATATTAATAAGTAAAACCGTTTTTTCAATATAGTTCTATCTTATATATTATAATAAAATAAAGGAAAATTTAAATGGCTATCTATCATAAATTCTTATATAACTGTATGCTAAATAACTATGATTTAGGTGATATTACAGATGAAGAGGCATTTGCGCAAGGATATAAGAAATTAAATCCAGAAATGCCAAATGATGGTAAAATATATACAGCCAAATCGGTAAAAGAAAATGGTAACTTTTTGAATGTCGAATGGGAAGAAATAACTATGCCTGAAGACAATCAAGAAACATTATCAGAAGATTTACCAAACGAATAAACTAATAGTTATGACAAGTACAAAGATCATGAGTCTTAAGATCATGATACATACCTTGTTTTATCTTACCACAATGAGTACAAATTGCTTGATATAATCTATTTCTACTGTTATAAGCATTTTTACCAGTATCTATTAATAAAAAATCACCAACTATTTCATTATTATGTTTGGCTATTAATTTACCATTAGTATGATGATTACAAGTACATCTAGGTACGCTATTTAATTTGGTACAAGAAATCCATTTTATATTATTACAATTTTCGCAATGCAATTTATATCTTAATTTTTCTTTTTTATAAGTATAGCCAATTACTTTATATCCTCTAAAAACTTTGTTTTCTACTAACTTAAATTTTTCATTAGCTGTTTTTGCTTTCTTACACTTTGAACATTCACAAGAATGTTTAATAGTCCAAATAGGGCCAGAACGTGTATATCCACAATTTAAACAAGTTGCTTTATACACAGCAATATTATTTCTACGTTTTAATAATTCATTTATTTTAAAATCGCCTATTATCTTATTAATATAATTAACTTTTAACATTTTACTTTCCTATATTATACTTTTTATTATATTATGATATTACAATTTATATATAAGTAAAACAAAATATTATGAAATTATCAAGTTCTAAATGATATTGATATTATAAGGAAAATAAAATGTCTAGATTCAGTAAAATTGTTAAAGCAAAATTAAAAGAAGAACTAACCATAAATCCATTAGTACAGGAATTAAATACAATGCATGAAAAAATTGATCAGATGCAAGAAACAATAATTGAAAAATATTCCAGTGCTAATTTTGATAGAGAAAATCATAGAGCTGAGTATTATAATGAAGTAACTTCTGCATTATCAGATGCCAGATTAGCTATTTCTAGAGCAAGCGATTATTTAAATGCTTTAACTGAGGATGAAGTATTTTAAAAAGGGACCAATTAACTGGTCCCTCTATTTAAACTGTTAAATTTTTTATCTTTATATTTTCTAACAAATCTGCATATTTAAATCTATATGTGTCATCTATTTTTATTAGTGTAGAATAAACTTGAGTTGCATTTTTTAATTTTTCATATATTACATTTGCACTTGTTATACCTTTATCTCTATCTTTATATAATCTATTATATCTTAAGGCTATTTCTTTTTTATTAAGTGTAACAGTTGATATCTCTAAATTTTGTTCTTCTGCAAAAGATTTAAACACACCATATAAATCAATCATAAAATTAGAAACTTTATCTTTAGCTAAACTTAATTCTGTATTATATTGTATTTTTACTTTTTTATACAAAATATTTTTAATAGCCTGTAGATTTTTGCTTACATAAGAATAAAGTAATTTTTTACCAGTTGATAACATATTATATCTTTCCATTTCATTTAATCTTTCAAAAAGCACTAATACAAACCATCTAGCTATATTAGTATTTATATTAAATTTTAATCTTTTAGATACTTCAGTTAACTTTGAAGTATTTTCAAGGTCTAGTTTAGTTAATTTTTCTTTTTCTTTGTCATACTCTGTTTTAGTTAAAATATTTTTATTTAATTGCTCATCTAAAACTTTATATTTTATTGTATAAAGAGTACGCAAAAATTTAATATTTAAAGCATTTTTATAATCTTCTGTTAAGCTACTATTCATACACTCATCTATACTATTAAACTTAGTATAATTTTTAGATGTTGGTTTAATATTATTTATTTTTAAATACTTATCTAAGCGTTCTTTTGCAATATTATAAAACTCATTAAATTGTTCTTGGTTTAAAACGTTAGAACAATAATAAAAAATTAAATTTTTTATATCTCTTGAATACCTAAAATATAAATGATATATACACAATAAGTAATCAATTTTTTTAGTTTTTTCAATAGTAAATTCAATTAGTTGTTCATTTTTTGGTTCTTCTGAATTTAAAACTGGTAATACCTCAAAACAAGTCTTTCTTACTTTTGTAAGCCTATTTACTTCATTTTGATTATAACTTTTTATAGTTTTAATATATGCATATAAATCAGAATATGAATAATTTTCTGGTTTAAACGCTTTAGTAATACAATTTATTTTCATTTTAAATCCTTTCATTATAGATTATGTATTACATATAACATATACTATTTATTATGTAAAGCCAAAAAAAATTAATAACCTTTAAGCTTAGCTAATCCATATAATTCATTTATATCATTTATTTTAAACCAATACTTATTTCTATCCTTTTTTACAAAATCTAATTTATATGCTGTTTTTACAAAATTAATTACACTATTTATTACAAAAGAATCCATATTATACATAAGTAAACATATATAATTTTCTTTTATTTTATCATAATTTTTAGTATAATATAAATCATCAATATGCAAACGTCCAAACATTAACGGCGAAAATTTATATCTCTTAAATAAACTATCTTCAACAAAATCTTCTATAATATCTCGTAAACCCTCTTTAGTTATTTTACCTTTATTTATAAAATAATCATATAAATCACTTGGAATTAACCAATGAGCAGAATATTCTTTGAAATCTAAATATTCTAATTTTTTTACTAAAGGATTTTTTGTATTTTCTAATATACTTTTAGCATATCTACTATCATTTCCTTTTTTATTCCAAATATATAATAAAAATTCTTTATCTCCTATCTCCTCTATATCTAATTGATATTTATTAGATATTTTAAATTCTTCTCTTACTCCATTTAAATACTTAATAAAATCTAAACGACTTATCATATGAATTCTTTCAATAAATTATTTTAAAGAATATGTTTTGTTTTCTAGATATTCTTTATTAATATCAATTGCTTTCATTAAATACTCTATAATTTTATCAAGATATGTCGAATTAAATCTTTTACTTTTTAAAAACCTTCTTAACTCATTAAAATTATTATTTAATTTATCAATACCAAATGTAGATTCTCCAATATACATAACTATACTATCATTTGCACAATAAGTTATATTTGAATGACGAATTTTTTTATTAGTTGGTTTATCACCAATATTAATATCCCATCTACCTGGATATACTTCTACTAATTCAATACCTTCTCTTTTATATACATTTTCATCATTAGTAATCACTATAGATTCTAATACTTTTGGTATAATTATTTTTTTATTAGACATTTTTAATTCCTTTCAAATTTATTTATATATTTAATATATACTATCTCAAGTAAAAAGTAAAACAATTATTTAGGGCTTTCAGTTTATTAAACAAAATTTCTTAAAAGTTCTAGTATGTATATTAATCTTTTATAAAAAAGAATATAAGAAAATAGTTAATAATTTATTGAATAATTTATTTAAAAGATAAAAAAATGACTTTACATATTGGTAATAATCTAGTAAAAATAAATCATAATAATACATATGCATCTTTAGTTAAAATACCATTTGTTCCTAGTATTCCAACTATGTTAGGTTCTCGTCTTGATAACAAAGCAACAGTTGTAGGTGTATTACAAGATCATGAAGGTAATGATTATGTATTAGCTGTAGTAGATGCTGCTTATAGAAGTGGCTCACCAATACTTAGATCCCCAAAAGGTGCTTCAAGTTTACCTTGGCATAGACTTGAAAAAGACGCTTTAGCGGATCGTCATACAGGAAAATATTATACTGATGTTATAATAGCTGAAACATCCATAAATCAAAATGATGCAATCTATTTTGCCACAAATGCATGTAGTATCTTTTTAAAAAATATGGAATATAAATCTGTATTACCATCGTTATATGAATTAACATGTATATACGATAATAGAATTGAATTAGATAAACATGATCCGACATTAAATGATTATCCAGAAAGATCCTTAACAAATTTTACATTTGGTAGTACGGGGTCTAGATCATCTACGGCAAGACAAAGTACTGGTCAATATATGTGGATTAAGAATTCTGATGGAACAAATAATATACTTGAGTATAGACAAAGTAGTGGTGTGTGTCCTGTGTTTTGTATTCCATTATCATAAAATTTAATTAGATAATTTTTATATATTTATTAAAACCTTGAAAGCCTTTTAATATTTATTTATACGTAACATTGCATTAGTTAAATTAATATCTTTTATTTTATAAATACTTAAGTTTGAAAGTAAATTTGTATCTGTATATACTGTGTTATAAAAATCAATATTTAAATATTTTAATTTATTCTTTAATTCTCTTTTAAAACCTTTTAATTCATCTGAATTAAATGCAATATGAGTTGAATTTAAAGCGCCAAATATTCTTATTACACCCTTCATTCTTCCTTTAAAATAGTATATTAAATAACTAACGATTTTAAAACTTAATTCAAATTGTTCAAATGCTTCATCTATATCTTGATCGGTAGATTTTTTAAGTATTTTATTTATATAACTTGGTTTTAAACATAAAAATCTATTATCATCTATTGTTTCTATTTTAAATCCTGATATATCACATTTATATTCTTTTAACCAAAATAAAATTTCTTTTGGTTTAGTAATCATTTTTAAATTTACTTTATTATTTTCATTTATAGATTTATTACATAATGCACAAACTAGTCTATTATTAGATTCATTATTTTTATCATAGAATAATTGTAAGCAAGTAAGGTCATCAAAACCAAAATATTTATTTATTATATATATTAAAATAATTAGAGCCTTAAAACTCCAAGTTATCTTATTTTCATTTTTATTTTTATTTGATTTTAAACAAGTGTGTAAATTACACCATGTATATTCATAACTATTATTCCAGTCTGACATTATATCATTCCCTACTATTCATATACATATAATGGACAAATACTATCAAAAGCATGTTTTTCAATTAATTTATTATTTCCCATTAATCTAAAAAATCCAGAATATACATCTGTCAAGTTATTTAAATTTAATGTTAAGCGTATACATACCCACTTTTTAGAAAAATATTTATATGGTAAATCTACTTTATCATATTCTTGATTTATATCTGGTTTTTTATCATATCTATGCGAATAATCTATTATACATTTTACATTTATTAAATTATTCAAACCATAATCATTAATCATTTGTTTTAAATCTTTATATGCTTTCTTTACTTCTTTTATTTGATCTGATACCAAACCATCTAAGCTTGGAAAAATTAAATTATCACTAACACATAAATTATTTTTCTTATCATAAATTACACAATATGGTTCAAGACTAGGTCCTTTTTCCATTCCTGACCAAGTATTATATTCTTTATGAAAAGGAAAATTTGCATTAAGTAATCCATATAAATAAATCAAAATATTAAAAATTATATTTTCATTTTTAGATACTAAAGAATTTTCCTCAAAAGTATAATTATAAGAATCTTCAGATAAAAAAACTTCTCTAATATGTTTATTATTATGTATTTTATATCCACAATTTTCAGTTTTGTTAAACATTTATATATTCCTTTCATTAACTATAAATTTAATATAGCATTGAAATAAAACAAAGTAAAACCATTTAAAAGTTCTAATAGTTATATAAATTTTATTTAAGGATAGATACTATGTCAAATAAATATAAAGAAGATTTTATAAAGAAGGTAAATAAATTATTAAGTGAAGGTGAAGATTATTCTTGGATGGATGATGACGATGAATTACCTCAAACAGAATATACTCCAAAACAAGAAGAAGCTATTGATATGTTTGATGAATATTTACAAAAATTAAATGAAGGTCTTATTTCAAGAAAAAATTTTGCTCAAATTGCTAGTGAATTATACAATAATTTACCAGAATATGATTATCTTAGAAGTAAAGATGCAAAATTACCACAAAAGTATAATTAAAAAATAATATTTGGAATATTAAAAATGGGTTTATTTGTTGGTCAAACTGAAGTAAGAATTAATCGTAATGATTCATATGGATCTTTAATAAAACCACAAAAAGTAATTGAAATTGAAAATTGGGTAAATTCTAAATTAGAAAGTAATGGCATTTTAGGTAATGATACAGAAGCATTATGGATTTCTGAGCATGACTATTTTGAAAATTATAACTTTTATGAATTAATGGATGAAAATCTTCAATATAATGTTTTTTATTTAGATACCTTAGAAACAAATAAAGATATACCAATTATTTTTTATACACCAAAACAAGTCCAACTAAATGAATTTGTTATTGCTGGAAATTCATTAGATGATAATAATTTAATTTTTGAAATATATGGAAGTAATGAACCTTTTGTAGCAGATTACGAACAAGATTTATCTATTGATTATTTTGCTTCTAATGATTCTTTATGGACAGAAATTAGTTTTAATAAGATTGTTACAAATGAAAATGTTAAATTTACTTTTAATAATGAAAATTTTTATCATTATTATAAAATAGTAATTCGATTAAATGCATCAGTAGAAACTACATTTTCAGAATTTAGAATGACTGGTAATAATATAAAAATGCCTCCTACCCCTATGGAAATTTATTTAAGTAATCATGAAGTAAAAGAAATTAAAAATACTTCTGATACAGCTACTTCATCAACAGAAGTAGTAGTATTTAATGCTTCTACCGGTGGAAAGGGTAATTTTAGTGGAGTATGTAGTAATTTAGTAAATTTAGAAACACTTATAATTAAAAAAGTTAGTGGTTCTGGTTGGAATCATTATCAAAATGCTTTTAATAATGATACAAAATTAAAAAATGTTATATTTAATGGCAGTATGACTATGAGTGGGTCTGGACATTTAACTGGAATATTTAATGGATCAAATAATATAGAAAAAATTTATATAAATAAAAACTATAATCCTCCAGCAAATGTTATGAATCAAATCTCTTCTAAAAATTGTATAGTATATACCGATTATACAAGTGAATCTGATAATTATATAAATACCTATTTTTCTGTAAATAAAATAGTTTATAATTATTCTATAGATGATTTCTTTACATTATTAAATAATGAATTTTGATTTCTTTCTTTAACTTTATCATAATTTTTATCAAAATATTTATAATCATCATTTTGCAAATCTCTATATTTGTAATTTTGATTTTTATCAAAATGATCACGATAAAAACCTTTAATCCTATTATGATCTGGATTAGTTCTTAAATCTTCTATATAAGCTTGACTATCTTTTATTTTATTTAATAAATTTATAATTTTTTTATTTTCAGGATATTCATTTTTTATTGTTACAATTAAATAATAAGCCTTTCCTAAAAAACCTAAAGCTTTACTTAAATTTTCTTGTTCATTTTGGAGTTCTTCATTATCAATATCGTAATTTAAAGCTTGCATTCTACTAGGATTACCATCATCTTCTTCTAATTTTTCACAAGCCTCTCTAAAAGCCTTTATATATTTATTAACCATTTAATGATTCCTTTTAAATTATTATTAATATGTTTATTAGAACTATAAAAACTTTTAATTACCTGTTATATTTAGTATTCATATTTATATTCCCATTAACAATTCTAACTCTTTTACAAAAGAATACATTTATATACTTAATTCTACAAATAAAAATTACTAAAAATATTTAAAGTTCTTATGTATAATAATAAATATATCAATGAAAATAAAAAATGTCAAAGTTTAAAAACATAATAGAAAATATATTAAAAGAGCATAGCATCAATTTAAATGAGGATGCTAAAAAAGATTATGCTTTAATAAAAGAAGCAAAGGTTGTTTACAATATGTTTTTAAAAGATTTACAAAAAAAGATGAAATATGTCTTAGAAGAATTAAAATCACAAGAAGATAGTGATTCTTGTGAAGTAAATGATTTAATTATTAAACTAAATATTTATGATTATAACTCTACATGTGGTAGTTATGATCCTTTTATGAATAGTATTCAATTATCATTAAATTCACTTAAGAAAAAAACTAAATTAAAAAATGTAGAAATAAATCCTGATACTGTTAATGAATCTATAATATATACTATTTTAAATTCTAATTTCACTAAAGAAGTTTTTTTACACGAATATCAACATTATAAACATAACCAATACAGATATTCAAATCGAGATTATGAATCGATTAAATTTCCAAATAGTGATACTTATTATACTTATAGGCATGATGCTAATGAAAACAATTCTTATACAATGGAAGATTTAAATAATATAATTAAACAATTTAAAAAAGAAATAAACAACAATTTATCTAAAAACAATATAAAGGATAAACTTAATTATTTTATATCCAATTTATATAATCAATATATTCATACTGATATAAATCCAAAAAAAGTACCATATGATTCAAAGTCATCAAATTTAAGTCAATTCTTCTTTACATATAATAAAAAAAGATATATTAATCGAATTTATAATTTACTTTATTATTTATTTATAGAAGATAATATAACCAGAGCAAGAAAAATATATAATGAAATAAAAAAAGATATATTAGAGTAATAGATAAATGTCAAGGTTTAGAAACATAGTAGAATCAATTATATATAATAGTAATATTTTATTTGAATCTGAGCAAAAAATAAATTGGATTTTGTCTCAACCTAAACTTGTCCAAGCTTTAGAAAATAGAATTCAAAATGATTCTAAAACTCCAAATAATATAACAGCTAAACAATTATTAAAAAATTTTGATAATAGTTCAATTGTAATTGGAAAATTTTTGCCTTGGGTTGTAAAAATGTATTCTAATAATGAATTTGAATATACTGATTTAGGGTTAATAAATAACTATCTCGGAAGCTTTGTAAAAAATTCAAACAAATTAGAAAAAAAAGATATAAATCAATATAAATCTTTAGAAGAATTAAATAATGCTTTAGAAAATATAAAAGATGTTAAAGGATCTCGCGAAGTACAAAGAGATGCTAAATCTGGTGCAGAAAAAATTTATGAAGACAATAAATGGATTATACTTATCCCGCACACTAAAGAAGCCGCAATACAATATGGTAAAAATACTAAATGGTGTACTGCAGGAATAAATAATAATATGTTTGACTATTATAATGAAGATGGACCTTTATATATTCTTATAAATAAGCAAAATCCTAATGAAAAATATCAGTTTCATTTTGAAACAAATCAATATAAAGATGTAGAAGATCGAGAAATAGATTTAAAATCTTTTTTAGAAGAAAATCCAGAAATAAAAATTTTTTTTGCATCTATTAAAAATCTTGATAAGACTGATATTAAAAATTGGATATGGCTTAATGGGACTAAATTAAATTATAATGATTACTTTGAAGAAGTTAAAAAACATGGTTTTGTATTAAAATATGTACCAGAAGAAGTAAAAGATTATAAAATGTGTTTAGAAGCTATTAAACAAGCTGGATATCGTTTAGAATTTGTACCAGAAAAATTAAAAGATTATAATATGTGTTTAATTGCAGTTAAAAGTAAGGCTACTGCATTAAAATATGTACCAGAAGAATTTAAAGATTATAAGTTATGTTTAGAAGCTGTTAAATCTGGAGGTTATATGTTAATAGATGTTCCAGAAGAATTTAAAGATTATAAGTTATGTTTGACAGCTGTTAAATCTGATGGTTGTGCCATAGTAGATGTACCGGAGGAATTAAAAGATTATAATATGTATTTAGAAGCTGTTAAATCTGATGGCTATACATTAGAATGTATACCTGAAGAATTTAAAGATTATCAAATGTGTTTAGAAGCTGTTAAAAGTAAAGGTGAAGCATTAAAATATGTTCCAGAAGAATTAAAAGATTATAGAATGTGTTTAACAGCAATTAAAAAAAATAATAGTGCATTAAATTATACATCAAAACAATTTAAAGAAAAACTTAAACAAAAAATCGGAATATAATAATGTCTCAATTTAAAACTATTATAGAAAATATTTTAAAACAACATAATATTACTTTAACCGAAGCTAAAGTAATTAAAATATCTTTTGATGAATTGGGTAATGATTCTGGTTATAGTTATGAAGATATAATAACTTATAATATGCCACCATATTTACCGATATATAAAAATCCAACGCAATCTGAATTTTTTGATATTTATAATCATTCTATAGAAAAAGATATACGTGGATTAATTGTTAATGATGATATTTATATATGGGATAGTTATTGGGCATTACATAATAATATATGGCAATTATTAAATATTGATCCAAATATAAATACTTGTGCTTTTTTGTATCATGATAATAAGTTAGAATTTGGTGATATATTAAATAAAGATGGTATGTATATAAAAGATATAAACTTAGCTAAATCCATAATGCTTAATAATAAATGGTTTGTAGATACTTTTGGTAAAAATTTAATTAATAATGCCTTACCACATCATACTTGGGAATTTGAAGAAGATACTATTAAACAAGGTAATTCTTGGGTAAATAAAGGAAAAGAAGGTACTCATGGTACCTTCAAAACTAAAAAACAAGCTGATACTCAAAGAAAGGCTATGTTTGCAAATGGATATAAAGGCTAAATCATATTAATTACCTGTTATACGTAACATTGCATTTGTTGTATTTATATCAGTTATTTTAAAAATATAAATATCTTGACTATTAAGTCTTTCATCATAACCTTTAGAATAAAAATCAATATTAATATATTTAAATTTATTTTTTATCATTCTAATATCATCTGCTGAATTATATACAATATAAATATTATTTGAATTACTATAAATTTGAAACGTAGAAAGAACTTTTTTATAAGTCATAAGTATATAATTCATAAGTTTAGAAACTAATTCAAAATATTTAAAAGCATTTTCTATATCTGTATTAGTAACTTTATGTAATATTTCATTAATATATTTTGGTTTTAAATATAAAAAATCTTCACCATCTAATTGTTTAATTTCAAAACCAGATGTATCAATTTCATATTCGGTTAACCAAAATAAAATAGTTTGTGGATTAGTAATAACATTTATTTTAAGATTACCATACTCATCTTCATATTCATCATAAAATTTACAAATAAAATCACAACAATTATTATCATATAGTAAAACTAAATTAGAATCTTTTAAATATATATTTATTAGAGATGTTAAAAAATAAATAATTCTAATACTATCTCTTATATCATTATAATTATTATTAGATTTTATATAACTAGATTTAGAACGACAGCTATATGTAAATTTATATTTATAATCATTATTCCATTTAGTCATTTTAAATTCCTTTCTATTAATATATATAATAGCATATAAAAAGAAATAAAGTAAAGCTGTTTATTCATCTTTTCATTCTTGTAATAGAAATACTAAATAATAAAAGTCTACTAAATAAAATTCCTTAAAAGTTCTAATGTATATGTATATTTTATCTTAAAAAACATAGTTAACATAATTCAAAAATAAAAAATGTCAAAGTTTAGAAATATAGTAAAAAACATATTACAAGAAAATAATATTGTTATTAATGAAGATGCTAAAAACGATTATGCCTTAATAAAAGAAGCAGAAGTAGTTTATAATATGTTTTTAAATAAGATAAAACAAGATAGTGAATATGTAATTAATTGGTTAAATAAATATGGAGATGTAGTAATATTACCTCCTAATAATAATAATGAGTGTCCTTCTCTCAAAATATGTAGTTATAAAGGTCCTTCTGGCGAATTAGCTTTTTGTGATGAACTTGGTATAACTTTATATTTAGAAGGCTTATTATATAATAGTTGGTATAAAAAATATTTCTTAAATCATAATGTAACAATAGATATTTTATTAAAAGCTCTTAAATTACCTCAAATTAAATCTTCTTTTTTACACGAATATCAACATTTTAAATATCATACAACAGATAAAACTAAAGATTTACCATATAAAGTAAATTGGAAAAAAGATTACAATAAATATAGACTAAATCATAATGAAAATAATTCTTTTACTATGGAAGATTTAAATCATTTAATAACAGATTTTAAATTTGAATTAAAACATAAAAATATTGATCTAAATAATAAAAAAGAAGTATTAAACTATTTATCTCAATATATACAAAATTTATATGCTCTTATTGGAATGAAATCAGCATACGATGGACATAGAATAACAAATTTATCAGAACAACCTATGTATACAAAAGATACACATATGGAAAAACAATACTATAAACGTATATACAATATATTATATTATTTATTTGTAGAAGATAACATAAATAAAGCAAGACAAATATATAATCAAATAAAAAAAGATATGCAAGGGTAATAATAACTAATGAGTATATTTAGAAGTATAGTAGAAAATATATTACAAGAAATGACTTACCCAAGTAATTTTGATTTACAATATTTTTCAACTATTCCTACATTTAAAGATCGTATTAAATATTGTAAAGACAGATTAAAACTTATTGGAAACGGTACATCACGTATAGCATTCCAAGTTGATGACAAAAAAGTACTTAAAATTGCAAAAAACTCAAAAGGGATTGCACAAAATATAAAAGAAGAAGATTGGGGTAGAAATCAATATGGTTGCTTTGCTAAAATATATGAAGCTGATACAAATAATCATACATGGATAGAAATGGAATTAGCAAGTAAAGTAACTTTTAAAAACTTTATTGAACATTTTGGATTATCTGCAAAATCTTTATTACCTGTATTTGAATATGTATATAATACCTACACTGATATAAATAAAAATAATAAACTTCCAGAAAAAGAACAAATAGAAGAATTTTTAAAAAACAATATATATAATAAGAAAAATAAAGAATTATATAATCTTTACCAATATATATTAGATTACCAACCAGATAAATTAACTATAAAAGATTGGTGTCGATCAGATAATTGGGGTAAAGTAAATAGAAATGGTAAAGAATACTATGTTATTATAGATGATGGATTTGATGAAGATATATGGAATAAATATTATGCTTAAAAATTTCAATAAATAAAATCATAATATATAAAAAATAAAAAAATATCATACATTACAATCACTAATATGTTCTATATATACATAATATTAAAGTTAAATCTCAATTATATATATTAAAAAACATATAATTAAAATGCTACGAGATTTAAACTACTACTCTGGATTATAAGTCAACATAAGTTATATAAGATTAATTAAATTTATTCATCACTGCTTATACCTTCTTATACAAAATAACAAAATCATATATTAAACTTAAATTTTCAAAAAACAAACAAAAGGATATAATATAAAATGTCTATTATGAGAAGAATTGAAAATAACGGTCTAGTAGAAAAAACTCGTAGCGAAAAAATTGCAAACGGTATTTCTCATGCTGCTAACGTATTACACGAGTCTACTTTAGGTCGTCGTTGCCCTAACTTATTAAAGGGTATTGAATCAGAAAGCAAAGAAGCACGTTATCAAGCTGCTACTATGGTTCAACTTATCGAAAACATGGCTGAAAAATATGCTAAAGAACAAGGCGTACAAATCTTACACGAAGATACAGCTGGTACTGCAGGTCCTGCTACTACTGCTGCTACGGCTATGTTGACTCCTGGCGTATCAACTTTAACTCCGCAAGTAGTTGATATTGTTAATGTTTTCTATCCGCAAATGGTTTCTAATTACATTGCAGATATTCAAGCATTAGATCGTCAGTCTGGTATGATTTTCACCATTAAGACACGTTACAGTCAAGATGCTGCTGATGTTGAAGCTGGTGACATTGTATTTGAAAAGCCTACTGATGGTACATATACTTCTGAAATGTTGGCATATAATCCTGATAAAACAACGATTGAAGAAGATGCTGATAAGAAAGTATACAAAGTACATGCTGAATTGAATAGTGCTTTACCTGAAGATGCAACAGTAAAAGTACGTGCTGGTTCGTTTATTGTTCGTGTTGATGGTAAAGAAATTGCACGTGACTATGGTAATGGTTCTGCTAATTTGGATGGTACACAGAAGAAAGCAGAAGATGTATATGGTAAGTACAATGTAATTGGTCGTGGTGTATCTGGTACAGTTGATGCTGGTTCTGGTGTTGCTGAATTAGAATTAGATGCTAGTATGTATGCTGAAGCTGTTGAATTTGGTACATTTACGTTTGAAGCTGCTGTTGATACTGAGACTGATGTTGATTTGATTCGTAAGATTCAGTTCGATATTCCTGCTCAACCAGTATTAGCAAAAGAACACCCGTTAATGAGTTCTTACAGTGTTGCATCTTCTTTGATTATGAATGCACACTTAGCAATTGATACTGATGAATTAATTGCTAACCAAATTGCTGGTACGATTCGTTGGGAACGTGACTTGTTATTGATTCAATCTGTTTATGCTGCTGCTGCTTCTAAGCTTGATTTAACATTTGATTGTTCTGCAAATGGTGCTAACTTAACATTACAACAAAGATATAGTGCATATACAACAACGATTAGTACAGCTCGTGGTATTATTCAAGAGGTTGCTGGTCGTGGTACTGTTGAATTTATGATTGTAAGTGCTAAGCAAGGTTTAACAATCGTTGAAAATATTGAAGGCTTTAAGGCTGCTCCTGAAGCTAAGAAACCGATTGGTCCGTATTTAGCTGGTACATTACGTGAAGGTACAATTGCTGTTATTGCTGTTCCGTATACTAAGACATTACCGAGTGATCAAGTTGTATTTGGTTTCAAAGGATTCCAACTTGGTGATTCTGCTATTGTTTTGGCTGAATGGATTCCGTTGTACTTCACACCTACTTTCCAAGCTCCGAACTTAAAGAATCATAAAGGTGCTATGTCTTTCTATGATTTGTTCATGAATAAGCCGGAATACTTGGTTAAAGGTGCTATTGCTAACTTTAACAATGCCTAATTAAAATTTAGTGTATTAAGTATAAGCATTAAAAAATCCCCTCGGAGGAAATTCGGGGGGATTCTTTTTACGTCAAAGAGGTAAATAAACTTTCAAACAACCTCAAATGAAAGGCAAGCAAATAAACTACCTTAATACCTAATTGCAACAAAAAATATTACTTTAGCTTATCTGTTATCGGTTACAAGATAGTTTGATCAGGAGATAACCAAACGTCTTGATAATTATATTTATATCATAATTTTTTTATTTGTAAAGCATTTTTTTTGACCATAGAATCATTTTTTTAATAATATAGTAGGGAAAGCTAAAAAATTAGAAAGTATGTATTATATGGTCATTTATGGAGATATTTGAAATAAAAAAAGACCCAAATATAAAACCAATTTGGATCTTTGTCGAAGACTTTGACTTGACTAATAAAGTTGCCAGAAGAATTATGCAATTTATAGTCGAAGCTGTTGATAAAGAAAAGAAATTGGCTAATGATAATTGTTTGCTTTATCTCTGCTATCTTTTTCTTTATACATTATTATATATAACATAAAAAATTTGATTTGTAAAGCATTATTTTTTTAGACAAAAGATTAATTTATGGACTGACCGTTTATTGATTTTGCTCCGGGAAAAAATAAAACTTTTTTGAATGAGTTTTCTTTTAAATCAATGACTTAACATTTTGTCAATTTTCCATACAAAAACAAGCATTCTAATAAATATTTTTGATTAATTGCTTATTTAAGTTCTAGTATAATGCAATATTTGGAGATAGTTATGGAAGAATTTATAGAGTATTATGAAGATATAGATGCTGTTAATAATATCTTAAACTCAAATGAATATATTAAATTTACAGTTAATGAATGTACAGTAAATGCATTAAATAAAAAGGCAGATTTTATAAATAAATGTTACAATAGTATGTGGTTACCTTTGTGCATAAAATACCATCCTACAGTACGTGTATATGATAAAGTGTTTTATGTAAAAAAATAAGTCATACTTTTATATATGACTTATTCTTGTAAATATTTCTACTTATTAATATGTATAACGCATAGCACAATATACATTAATGTGTTCCATACCTTTTGCATCTCTGCTTACAAATGATTTAGTTTTAGCATAGCGAATAGCTTTTGGTTCAACTAATTCAAAACCTTCTTCAGGATTAAACGGATTAGGAACAACTAAACCTGCACCCGCTGAAGCTGAGTCAGAAGCAGAACCAGATTCTTCGGCTCTAATAGCAACTTCATTCATAACGTCAGCCCAAGACAAAGAATCCATAGGTTCCTCATCGGCATCTAAGTTCTTGTAGCTCATAACAACATAGTGTGATACTTCTTCACCAGAGGCATTACTAGCATTAGAAGCAGAACCAGAAGCTGAACCAGATCCAGATTCTTCAGATGCATAAACTGTTTCATAGATAGAAGCAGCTAAAGACATTGTATCGTCTTCATAGACAGAGCCAGAAGCGATCATTTTATTAGACAGTACTTTCATCGTATTATATTCCTATTATTTAAAACGCCTTTTGGAAATATGTATTTGCTAAGACGGCGCGTTATCTTAGTATTTATTAGAACTTAGGGTTTATACGAAGATAAGCTGCTAATAATTCTATATTGTCTTTATCTAATAATATAACATTATGATCTTCAAATGCTGTAAAATTTATATAATATTTTAGTCCAAGACTTCTTATAAGGCTTATGGGTTTAGCGAAATTAAGTACTTTTAATTTTAGAGCATATTTTTTTAGTTTACTTACATACATTATTGATACAGATACTTTATTCGCATAGAAAGCATCATATATAATTCGTGTTATTGCCTTACTCATTTTGTCGTGCCTTTATAATATTTTGTATACGAAGAGCACTCCAGAATAATTCTATTTGCTCCTTGTTTATATATATTTGTTTATTTCTTATTTTATATTTTACTGGATATACCTCTATGATTCCTTTAGTTACATAAGCTATAGCTAAATCTTTAAAGTTATCTAATGTATATGGAAAACTTATAATTATACCATTTTTTTTAGAGTCTTGAGAAACATTGGCAAGACCTAAATATGGAATAGGACTTAATACTAATCTAATAAGTTCTTGTATATCCTTAATAATTTGTTCATTTACCATTTGTTTCTCCATCGATTAACTTAAATACATTGAGGTGATAACTATATAGGAGACATAGTATATAATTACCACCTCCATTTATTATGTACTAGTCTAATTTTACCGGTCTAGTACATACAGCACACATTTCTTCTTTTAATCTAATACATTCAGCCAAACAATCACTAAAATATTGATAAGGTTGAGGGATTATTTTACCATTTAATTCTACATACCACATTTTTTTACTCCTTTCAATTTGCTAATAACATATAACCTGCTAAACAATCTGCAGTTTCTTTATAAAATTTTAGCCAATATATATTTCGTTTATCATCTAACCAAATACTATCAGCTATTCTTGCTAATTTATTAAATTCATGCATATGCTTATGATAACTTGCCTTGCTAATACCTATAGTAAATGTTGCTGATTTAACTCGGTATTTGCGAAGGAGAATGTGTGTATCATAACGCTTTTGCATAAATCGCCGAAAATCATATAATGGATTGCTAGACATTTTATGCGTTCCTTGCCATTTTTAGTTTCATATAATATACTAATACATGTGCAGCCGCTGATTTACTTTCCCAACAATCATTCTTATAATCATATATTCTTGAATTACCTTGTTCATATAATCTTAATAATTTACAGGTAGCTCTGCATTCATTATCTTCTTCTTCATTTTCAAATAGCGGTACATATTTCATTCTTTCTTCATGAGGACATCTACTACCATTTCTACGTTTATGGTACTCATCTTCAGCTGCTTCATACCGTAAATAAAAATCCTTGACTAATTTACCTACCTCTAATACCTCATCTGGCATACCTATATTTTCGAATATAGCTATCCACTTTGGGTTTCTAAAAGTTTTTTCCGGACCAACACTATAGTAATGCTGTGAATATGTATCATATACATATGGTAAATCTACTAAGTCTAACCATTCCTCAAAAGATTTATCTGGAAATACTTCTTTGATTAATTTATCTTTTCTTTTCCATAACTGTAAAAATTCATAATTAAACGTTTGCTTTGAATCTAATATGCCATATGTATAATATGTTACAGGCCTAATTGCCATCTTAGCTAACCATGAATTAGTTATAATGTCACGGATTTTCTTACAGCTTTTAATCATAGGAATAGTTAATGGGGCTTGAGCTTTTAATGCTGTCTCTATTTTTTCTAATGTAATTTTCTCTGTAGGATAATCTTTTAATGTTCTACCGTCAATAGCTAAATTATCATCAATTGTAAAATTTAAATATTCTTTACAATGGCGAGGATCATTTTTACCACAATAACTTTTCCATTCTCCGTTATCTTGTAAACCAAGTATTTCTGAAAACTTTTTATATACTGCTGTACGATTAGTATTGTTTATTCCATATTCACAGAGATGTATTAAGTTAGTTAATTCTTTAATATCTATGCCCATTTATATTCCTCCTATTAATAAGGTCTTAAGATTATTACCTAAGACCTTGTTTTTACTAATTATTTCTTACGACCACCGCGTTTTTTACTATTTAAAACTGATCTAATAAATTGTGTTTTTGTCATTTATATTACCTTTCATATATAATCGTAAAAGACTTAATTATCTTTTATAACTATATTTTACTTTAATTAACTATATATGTAAAACAGTTTATGCATTTAATATGTATTATGTATTAGTCACCATTAGGCCAACGAGCACAAACTTGTTTATCTGTATCATCTATATCATCATCGGTATCTAATCCAAGAAAAGATTCAGCTTCATGCTTTGCACTTTCTAAGCTATTAGCAAACCAAGAATCTTCATCTATTTCAAATTCACATTCATTTGATAACTCGTCTAAATAATCTATGAAATCATCTTTATCATAAGAGTTTAAGAATGTCCAAGTTTCACTTTTACCATCTGGTTTTGTAACTGTAACCGCATACATCATAGTCATTGATACTTCACTCATATTCATTCTCCTTTAATTAGTTGTAAGGGCTGGACCAATATAGTCTTCTGAATTATTCATTAATTCCCAATAATCATTCCAGTCAATTGTAAATACTTTATGTGTATCATCATTTAAAATACATCTCATTTTACTACCATCGTGTGATTGACGAAAACCACAGATTGTTCCAGGCATAAATAGCTTTCTACCTTTTGTGGTTTCAATAGCTAATTTATTAGGAGCTCTTAATATTCTACGTCTATCATAACATTCTAAACTTTTAAGTACCATTTATTCCTCCATTTATTTAACAATATATTTTTCCCATTGGATATATAATATCATACAACTTATCTAAATATTTAATATCAAGAAAGCATGTTGCATAAGTATAACCTTTTGGAATTTCATATTCAAGTTTTATATTAGTTAATTTTTCTATATTTGTTATTACATTTTTTAGATCATCAATAGTAATTTCTGGAATATGCCAAAAACTAATTCCGCGTAATCTAAAACCAAGCTTCTGTGACTTATCAATAAAGTTATATACATCAACCTCTAAATAACTATCCTTATCTAAGAGATTAAACTTATATAACAATTTGATTAAACTATCACGTAGCTCTATTGCTTTTTTAGCTTCTGGACTCACTATAAACATCTCCTATTCCTTTTTATTCTTCTGGCATTTGATGGGTTTCCATAACAGATGCTAACGTTTCAAATTTAATACTTGGATCAATTACAGTATTCTTTAAATCAATTTCAACTATACGAGCAGCCGAATTGATTAAATCATCAACTCCAGTTGTAACTTCATTATAATCATTAATATAATCAAGAATCTTTTCTGCTTCTTTTTTATTATCAGTTATAATGTTTTCGATATAATCTGGATCTAAAGCATATAAATCATTTTCAGTTGTATTATACGATTGAATTATATAAAGCTTTGCCATATTAGTTCTCCTTTATTTCTTCTACATTTTCTACTTTAAAATCTTCATATGAATCACCTGGATCACAATATTCATCATAATCATCTGCGAAATCGCCATTGTCATCAGCAGCTAATTTCTTAGCCTTAGTTTTTGCGGCCTTAAGTGATTCAGCTTCGAGTTCAAAAACATATGTTGAGTATTCTGTTCTTTTACCGGTAATTGTTACTGTATATTTTTTCATTAATTATCTCCTTTTAAATTTGTGGTTACTGGTGTATCAGCATAACAATGACTTAACTTAAGTATTTCAGTATCATGTTTAATTTGATTTACATCATTATTAATATTAGTTATCATGGTTATTAGCCAAATAACTATAATTATTTGAATAAATCCAACTATAGGATTACAATCATCATCTTTCATTATGTATTTCTCCTTTCATTTAGTTCATAGGTTCCAGTAAAATCATTAGTATATACTACATTGAATTTAAATAACTTATCGTCTATTGTTTTCTTTAATGCTAAATCATTTGTTGACCAACCAGAAGATTCACCCCTATAGGTAATGTCTGTTAAAATTTTTACAACTGCTGCGTTTACAGATATTTCATCTTCAAGTCTTTTATGTGCTTGTCTAATCATATTAACCTCCTATATACTATATGTTTTAAGTAGTTTAGATGAAATAATTTCGCCTTCATCATCCACAGTATCTCTACTGATTTCGATAACAGAATGCATATCTTCTTCACCATTCGTTCTTATAAGTTCACGATAATAATCAACCTTATTTACAGCTTCTTCATAAGTATTACATTCTGTACCATAAGTTATATCATGGTAATTATTAAAACAATTAATGGAATATTCAGTTTGGCTCATTATTATCCTCCGTTGTTTGAGATGTTTTTAAATTAAAAGCATTCACTGCTTCTTGTTTAGTATCAAAAGGTCCTAAGATCCATTTAAGATTTGGGTTTGTTAAATGATTAAAGATTAAACCTTCCCTATTATTAGCCCTAACTCTAAATACTTTTTCGTTAGTGGCATAATATTTAAAGTATTGGGTCATATTTATTTCTCCTATTAAACTAGTCTAAGATAATAACTGCGACTGTGCTAAATGGTTCAAAGAAATGGATAAAATCAAAATAATCAATACCTTCATCAACATCCATTCCATAATAAGTAACACAAGGATCTTCATCTTCTGATTCATGCTTTGTAAATACTGTTGCATGATTACGATCTGAAATATCATATTCGAAATCATCACATTCCTTTTCACTTACATGTATATAACCAGTTTCAATACCATTTTTAAAACTTTTTAATACAAATTTAGTATCCTTTGATTTACTAAGTTCTTCTTCAATCTTTGCAATCTTTTCTTTAATTACATTTAATTCATCTAAAATTCTATCATTATTCATTGCCATTCTCCTATATAAAGTATTTTCTATTTATTTGAATTGGATAACCAAGTAACCTAATTAAACCAAATAAGTTATTTATTTCATCTTCGGAATAATATCTAAAGAGTATATTTTTAGTAAAACCTAAATCCAAATTTTCTTCTTCAAGTTTATCTAGGATACCTAATCTTTCATATGTATCGTTATAAATTTCAAAGTAGTTTTGAGATGTTACTCTTTGTGATATATAAAACGCTCGTTTATTAATATCCCAATTAATATAGATATCTTGTTGAGTAGCTAATTTTATACATGCATAATAACAAACCTTATCATATTTGTTATCGGGATATATATGTAATCTTAATATCATTATATTACTCCTAACAAAAAGGGATGAGATATAATTACAACCTCATCCCAATAATTAAATTATCTATACTATATTAAATAGATGCCTCTTTAAAATATAGTCTATCTCCATTGTTTAAGTCAAAATCATATGATTGATTGTATCTTGCACAATTGACATAATTACTAAAGACCTTACCCATATTTTTAGTTTTACCAATGTGTTTAATATCACCAGTTGTATTATCTACTACTTTAATATAGCCTGACTTATTATAATAGTATTTTACATTATCACGATTAATGTTTACGGCTCCAGTAAAATCAACAGTTTCTTTCCAATTTACTGTAGGTTTTTTAACAGTTTTATTGGTTACATCTTGAAGTTTCTCTACCTTGAAAAAGTTTTTAGCTCGACCTTTTTCATTCCAAAATTTAACTGCTTCATCTTCTGTATTAAACTTAACTACATTTTTATCATTATTCTTTTGAATTACTGCAAACATATATTTTCTCCTTTAAATTAATTGTTGATATCTTCAGTTGTTTCATGTAATAATCTTACCTTAGAAAAGTCAAGATGATTATATGAATACGGACTTATATTATTTTTAACCTTAAAACCGGTTAAATTCATTTCTTTTTCTAATTTTGGAAAAAGAACATCCTCATAATAATTTTTAATTAATTGCATTATTACATCTCGATTCAAACTAACATCACGACCATGGACATCTAAACCATATTCCTCAAGCTTTGTTTTTAAACCCGAACCAAGTTTATTTAACCAGAAGTCACTAGTTTTTCTTTGAATCTTAGCTTTAATAGTGCAATAAGCATCAGAATATAAATTCTTGTATACACTTTTATCGTGTTCATTCCAAGATTTACGTTGTGATACATCTAATTTAAATAATCTACACTTATCAGCTAATAGATTATCAAATTCTTCTTTAAAAGCACCTTCAAATGCCATATTTATTCTCCCTTAATTACTTAATCTCTTCATAACTATTGGCATTATATCTTTTTGCCATTCGTTGTGATGTTGTTGAATTACTAAAAGCTCTTCTTCAGTAATATTATATTCTTCAACTAACCTTTGTTGAGCTTTATCTTTAATATTTTCAAAACCTTCTTCATCAGGATTATTATTCATTAAGCTTGTTCCAACATTATTTAATTCATCAAAATAATGTTTAACCATATACTCAGCTTCTTTAATATATATTTCTTTTAATTTCTCTACAGAACGCATTATTGTCTCCTTTCAATTTTTTCTAATATACTACTTTCTACAAATAGTAAAGCCATTTTTCTACAATTTATTTTATATTAATTTCACTATTTTCATAAAACTGTTCGAAATTAAATTTATAAACCACATATGCTTTTTCATCTTGTGTACTCATAGGTAATGCCATAAGTCTAGCATATGCTTTCTGAGTTGATAATAATTCGTTGCGTGAACCATCCCTAAATTCTTTTAAAGCAAAGAAACAATCAAGCATAAATGGAGGTAAGAATTGTTGAATTAATTTCTGTGTTGTATAATCAAACTCATTAAAATACCATTGATTTAGTTTAATACATGATAAACATTTATCAGAAGGGAATGGTTCTGTTGTATCCCATTTTTTTATAACTTCAAGAAAAGTATTATGATTATTTGAAGTAGAAGGATATAAACTATTGTTTGTCTTTATATCAGATTCACCTTCAGCATTCATTAATACATCTAATATTTCCGTATTATTCATCATCATCTCCTTGTATACTTTTTTCAAATAGTTTAACTTTACTTTTATATTTTCTACTTACTTGCCAATAATGTTTAACCAAACTTCTTTTATATAATCCTCCAGAAATTTTATCTAAACATTTAAAATATAAACTACAACAGATTGTATATTGATTTTCATCAGCATTCTTTTTCAGTTCTTTTAGTTTTATGTCATAAGCAGCTATAGCATCATTTCTATTCTCGTACGTACCTACTAATTCACCAGCTGCCACTAATTCATATTTTATTTTAACAAGAGGATTACAATTATAACGGTCAGGACCAAATCTATTAATCAAATATTTAAGTGCTTTTAAATATGATATAAATTTTTCATTTGTTAAATAACCTACACTATAAATATCTTGATTACTAGTTGGATTAAATTCACGATATTTACGTTTTCTTATACTAAAGTCTTGAGCTATTTCAATCATATCACCATTGATTACAATAGCTGCTGTACCATTATTTATCTGTCTATCCGAAGATACAAACAACCAATTATATTCTGCACAGGTATCTTGGATAACACTTAAACTTAAACTATCAATCATCTGTATCTCCTTTCATTTTAACAAATAGATATTTTAACTTCCTTTTCAATTTTAACTTTAATTAATTCTTTAGGTAATTTATATACGTCGTGTAATTCTTCATAGCATTCTTGAATTAATAACACAAGATCTCTTGTAATATGTTTATATTTAGGATCGCTTATATTAGCATTTGTTTTTACACAGTATCTAATATATACATCATCCATTGCTTTAATCATTTCTTCAGGATTATCTCCTGATTGATAACGACCTAACATTGGATGTACACATAACATATTCCATATTCCTGAACGTCTGATTGATTCATAAGCCCAATACATTTCTTGAGGAATACAAGTAGCTATAACACCATATTTACGTAACTTATCCATTGTATACTCCTTATTACTTACTACCTGGGAGAATGCACCTAATATGAAATGAGGACTGCTCAGGGGAACAATCCTCATTTTTATTTAACCTTATTAAGTACTAAGCATTTACATTAAACGGATAAACCTCAGACTTAATATATTTCGGTGGCACAAAATCATCATGACCCATACACATAAAGATACATGGACATGGACTTGTCTGTTCGGTATCACCATCTAATTCATCATAAAAATCAGACATGATTATTAACAAATCAAGTTTATCACCTTTATACTTTTCATTAATAAATCTAAAGTTATCTTTCATATATGTTCCACCATCAGATTGATATGTAAACTTATATAAATCAGATTTATTCTGAGCAGTAAAAGTTCTGAATGTTTCAGGATGTACCTTTGTGCTGCAACACCATGCATCAACTTGAAACTGTTTAAACTGAGATAAAATTGTAAACAAATGATTCATCATCGTATGCAATTCATTATCACCAATCGAACCAGAAGTATCAACAGCTACACCAATGTGCATCTTAGGAACTCGTCCAGAAGAAGGTAAAATCAATTTATTTGCAATACCTGCACGACTCGGTCTATTCCAAGTATAATTATCTTTCATCCAACCACGAATATACTTTGTAAGAGCTCGTCTCCAATTAAATGGTTCTGGCTTAAATGTTCTTTCCAGTAATCTATCAATTGCTGATTGACCGACACCAGCTTCACGACCTCCAAACACATCTGCCATCTTGGAAATAACTTCATTTCTTACTGTATCATTCATCATTGGAATATGATTATCAATACCAAAGCTTAAACCGTCAACATGATTTCCATCACCTTTCTTATCATCAAAGGTAAATCCACCAGAAGACATGTTTTGTTGTTTTTGCTTGAATTCTTCATAAAGATCTTTGTATATATCTTCTGCAGACATATCACAATACTTTGAATCATATAAAACCCATTCAGGCAACTTACCAACTTCAGCATGTTCTTGTCGACCCTGACTATTGGTTTTTTCATTATTATGTAACAAACTATTAATCTCATAGTCTGTTGCCATATTCCAGAGTTGCCACTTATATTTTAATTCTTCAGAAGCTCCTCCTTTATATAAACCAATTTTTTCACCTCTGTCATATGTTAAACCCATAAGATGCATTAACTCATGACACAGAATAAACATCATTTCTTTTTTATGTATTGATCTATCGTAGGTTTTACCAGACTCACCAACTTCAATTGGATCAGCATTATGTTTTTCTACAATAGCTTCATTAACATAAATACCTGTTCCATCAGTCCAAGCACATGCATCATGATTTTCATTATTTACAATTTGGACTCCAATACGTGTTATTAGACTAGCAAATACCGGAAAGTCTAATACTAAATCTATCAAAGCCTGTTCAACAATTTTTTCAGTCTCACTAGTCATTCTTTATTCTCCTTCTAATCGTCGTTGCTACCGTTAATTATATGTTCAAAGAATTTCTTCAATGCTTCAGAACCACCGCTATCTAAAGCATCTTGAATCATTTCTCTACGCTTTTCTTCAGAAGTATTATCCCAACCATTTGCTATAATTGCATCTGACTGGTGTTGAGCTTTTTCTTTTTCAGCTTTCAAATACTCTTCTTTATCAAGGACTTCCATCTTGGATACATCCTCACCGTTTTCATTCTTAGCTTTATTGATATGTTCTTCAGCTAATTCTTTAGAAGAATATTCTGTTGCTAAATCAATATGACCTACACGTTCAACAGATACATATATATCAAATCTTTTTACATAATCTTCCATACGTAAAAAATGATCTTCTTCTTTTATTATATATGGCATAACATTTCCTTTCGCTTATTAATACAAGGGGATAACATTATTTCTAACATTATCCCCATTGACCTTAGTTAATCTTTAATTCTTTAAAGACATTGTAATTAACTTTACAAGTTCTGGTGCATCCATTACTGGATTGAATGTCTTAAGCTCTCCTTCCAATCTCTTTAAGCGAGACAGCTGAGTTATATTGATAACCTTATTTGATACCTTTTGTAAATTCTTTGTTGCATTTACAAAGTTCAAACAATATTTTCTGCACAACTTACTGTCTGTTGTATTCGAGATAGTTGCCATACAAGCCATCTGAACTGCCCAGAATTGTTCAAGACTATTTTCATCACGGAAGTCTTTACCTTGTTCAAGAATTTCGTGCCAGTCTTGATATTTAGATTTATCTTTAAGCCAAGTAAAGAACTTAGATGCCAAGGACAAACCTAAACGACCTGTGCAGTACATTTGTTTTTCCAACATCGAAAAACCACCAGATTGTTTCGTACCTTCAGGTAAAGCTAATACCTTACCAACAACTTCCCAAGATCTTGGAGTAACCGATACATCTGTAAACATTGCATCAGACAGATTACCAACTTTCTTTTTCATACCCTCACGATCAAATAACATATCCTGACCTTGAGTCTTTAAGAAAGTCATAACATCCAAATTGCCACCAGAATTCAATGAATAATCAATCCACGAATTAAAATCTGGCACAATATTAAAGTGCGTAAATCTGTTAGCCAATGGAATACTAAACTCTGTTACTGTATTATTATAAGCAGATGTATTCGCAGAACCGATGATCAAATATCCATCAGGTACTTTATAATCACCTAATGCACGATCTTGAATGAGTTGGAAAGCTGCATTCAAAATTGCAGCCTGACCTTGGTTCATTTCATCCAAGTGAATTACACCACCAGAAAATTCACCATTATTTTTTGGCCACATATTCGGAACAGCCCACATTGTCTGAGTTTCACCTTTTTCATTAGTGAAAGGCATCGGAATACCAATCATATCAACAGGTTCTTTCATCGACAATCTAACATCACATACATTCGGATTCCACGGCTTTACGTTTTCACCCTTTGCAATTCGTTTTTCATATTCACGAACCTTATCTGCATTCCATTGCTTTACCGATTGAGATTTACCAATTCCTGGACCACCCCATTGCATAACAGAATCGTTAATAGCTAATGCAATGTCATACATTCTTTTTACACCTGGAGTTTCTTTATTATCACTATCATACGTGCTGTCCAAAGTAAATTCCGGCATTAAAAACTTATCTTGAATATCTGTTTTAACCATATCATGTCTCCTTTTAAAAAATGGTTGTTATTATTACAGTTATTGGAATGAGGAAGGTAAGATCAACTGTATATCTTACCTTCCGTTAATTAAGACCTAAGCAGTCAGTTCTTCAGCATTCTCCTCTGAGTCACTAAAACACTCAGGATACATTGCGCGGAAAATTAACTGATAATTGTATCCATAGAATTTAATCATGGTACTCATATCTGCTAATAAACCAGTCATTGCTTTACCTATATTTTCTCTTGAACATACAGCAGCTAATTGAAATAGCTTACGTATGGATCGAGGATATCTGAAAGTCATTTCGACTGATTCATTACCTGTTAATTCTTCATCAGGTTTTTTCATTTTATACAATCGTGCCGCAACAGCAGGATCTCGTTGTATAATTAAATCAAGATATTGCATATAACTAAAATCTACAGAAACAATTCTGCTCATAAAGTCTTCAACATCTGATTCAACAGGTTTATACTGACTGATCCACTTTTTGCGATTTTCTTCAGACCAACCGTTTTCACAGAAAAACAATTCATCAAATAAATCGCAATCGACATTCCTCTTGATATAATTATGAGACAGCTGCGAACTATCTGACCTAAACTTTGCAAGAATAATTTCTTTTGGAACAATATGCATAAGCTTATCTACATTTTCTATACTAGTACCAGATAAATCCAAATATTCATAATTAATATCGTCGTAATCATCTGTGTTTAATAAGATTTCACTAAAACTAAGATTTGGTTTATTACCATATCTTGTTCTATTTTCAATCTTATTTTTAACTTCAGCCTGTAAAGCAGCTAAAGTATCTATTGGTGGTAGATAAAACAGAAAAGCTGAATCTCTTTCTGTTCCATAATGTTTAATTGCCGCTTTTACATCTTTATTTGAATACGTTTCTGAAGATAACTGATTAACTACCATAAGAATCTTCATGATATGAGCCAGATATAACGAATAGCTACAATCTGACATTATTTTATCATGTAATTCTTTTACAATATCTGCTGTAAAATTATCTGGTATTTCAACATGTTTAATACGACACGGAGCTTCTAAATCGATCCAGTCAACATTTTCTCTAATGTATTCCAGACCAACTTGATCCAGACCATCTAAAAACTCTGTTAATGATTTCATGTCATTCTCCTCTAATTACAAGATTAAAACAAACCTAAGATCTTCTTTTTAGTTTCATCTTCTCCTTTGGTTACAGCATAGTTTTCACAACTTACAGTACGATAAACTGATTTCTTTTTATATTGTTTCATCAGTTCCTCAACCTCAGGATGTTCTTTACACAATTTTTTAGTATCGGTAATATCTTTTTCTACAGTTGCTACAGCTACACAACCTACACCTTCAGCAATATATTTACCGTCGTCGATGTCATCTGTTACATACTCATCTTTCAAAGTATCGTATTTAGTACTTGCAACCTTTTTTACAGTAGCAGCTGATACCAATTTTTTAATTTGATCTACAGTTAAACCTTTGTTTATATTTTTAAGCATGATTGATCTCCTTTCGATTTCATGTGATTAAAAACAAGAGGCTACAAGCGGTTTAAACTCATAGCCTCAGACCTTGATCATTTATACTCTGATCACGAGTTAAGTCTGTGGAGGTATGACTTATTCTTTAATATATATCACCTCTTTCCCAACGCTCTTTTTCATCAGCATCTGCTTGAGCCTTGGTTACAGGTGGTACAGGAATTTCACCAGTTCTTTCTTGTAAAATTGCAATTTGTTTTAACGTTAATCCGGTCATCATTTTTACATATTTTAAATAAACAGGTGCTCCGATATAACCAGAATGAAAGCACTTTACATATCGTCTTTCATCAACAGGTTTTATACCATATTCATCTGCTTCGTCCGTATCTAACTTAAGTGCTTGATTATACGCAGTTTCTTGCGCCTTCTCAATATTTCTTCTTGATAACCTAGATTTACGACTACTTAAATTATTCCATAATCTACGCTTTTCTTTTTCTGGATCATCAAACTTTTTACCTTCACGACCGTGTTGACGACCTAATATAACATCTAAGTCATCCAATTCTTTTTGAATCTCTTCAATCGTGTAGTCTTTATATTTCTTTGTACTCATTTTTGTCTCCTGATTTATTTAAACAAAGTCAATATACATCTAAAAGTTTAATAATGTACTAACAAACAAAATATTTTTTTAAGTTACGCACATCTTCTTCATTCTCCTTTAGATATTAAGTTGATCACAGCATTCTTCGTATAATGTACGATTATATTTAGCTGCTTGTTTTAAAGTATCATAGAATGTTTTACTGTTAACTTGATTACTATTTCCAATAAACTGTAAATGATTATAATTACATTCATTACTGTAACTTGGATCTAGATATAAAGTTAACAGTTTATTTTGTAATTCTAAACCAGATTTATTCTTATCTACAGGATATTCTTTAATTGCGTAATTTATCGGCATGATTCACCAACACTTTCAATAAAGTATTTGCAGTATTATAATCATTCTTATTTATATATTGTATAACAAGATTTCTGATGATAATTTCTGCTGTTTGTTTCGGTGTTACATCTACCAATTCATCAATTTGTTCTGCCAATGTTTTATCTCCTTCTTTTAAATTATCGACTTTAAGAAACTTTTCATCATCATCTGCTTCTTCAATGTCTTTTACTATAACCTCTGGACATTTACCTCTGATTAATCCTTTTGGCATATGTTTACGGATTTCAGATTTTTCACTTAATCTGTAATACCTGTTGCCGTTTTTATCGATATAACAATCGTTTTCAGCAATCGCATTACTAATATCAGAAGCATTAACTTTTAAATGCTTACTTAAATCGGTTAATGTATTAAATACTTCTTGTGTTTCAATACACATTAACTTTGTAAAGATTCTATCTCTAGAAAGTTTTTTAACATTGAAACCATTAATATTAACTTCTTTCTTATCTAATAAGATTTCAGTTAATTTCCAACTAGGCAATTCAAGAAACTCAGCTGCTTCTTTAATTGTATTAAATTCTTCATTATCAATCATTACCTTTGACATATATACTCTCCTTAGTTAGTCGGTTAATCCAAATGATCTTCTTGACAAGGTTTACCATCCCACACAGAACCTAAATAAGATCCTATTTTCTTTCGAATGATTTTACCTTTAGGTCTGTCAAAATCAGGCACAACCAAAGGTCTAAAGCAATCACGAGTGCTTGGATGAAACTTACTATCATATTCTTGTAAGAATATTGATTTATCAGTTACTCGCACAACTTTATAAAAGCTATATAAAACCATGCTATAACCATAACACTTAGCGATTACATCATCTACATTATATACTTCACTCATTTTTAAATCTCCTATACTAAAGCAGGCGATAAACAAAAATATTTATCGCCCTGTTAATAACTTATCGATGTCCTTAAATTAACATCAATAACCACGTAATCTTAAAGCAGCTACAAGCTTACCAAAAGCATCTTCTGAATAATATACATGAGCATCTGTAACTTGTTCAGCTTTAATACCAAAACATTTATCAATGTCTTCTGATATTTCATAACCACCTTCAACTAATCTACCATTAAGCGATAATTCAAGGCAATACGATACATTTGGAGAAGTTAATCTATGAACATCAACTTCTTCAAAATCTAGATTAATAGTTTCACCATCTTCTAAATCATAGAAGAAACGCGTAAATATGTCTTGCAACTCATACATATCATAAGCCATTCCTTGTTCTTTAGAAGCTTGAACACTTGTTAACATTTTTTCAATGTTATGAGCGCTAGATACCTTACCAGACTTCGTATATAACAAACCAATTTTTTCACCAAGAGTATTGGAAGCTATTACACTATAATTATATCTATTTATTTTAGTTACATGTTGTACCTTAAGATATAATCCACCTTTAAGTTTTATTACCATGCCTTCTGACAATTTATCCAAATTCATAGTCATCTCCTTAATTTTGTTGATACATTACAGTATATTTCTGTTTATAATCCAAATCTTTACATTTTTCGATATGTTCAGCTAATACACCAATATTCCAAGATGGATCAATTGCTTCAGACCTACCAAAGTGCGTATATACCCAATCATATATAATTGCTTCAGTCTTTGATACTTCTTTTGGTACAAACAATTCATTTTCATCTTCTTGAATATTATTAGTACCTTTATTCTCCATCGTTATATCTCCTTTACTTCATATTCATTTAAAACTTCTGGATTTAATTCATCATATTCTTCCCTACTCAAATCCTTAATCATAGGACATTCTAAGGGATCATGAATTACATCATCGATATCTTCTTCATCCTCATCAATAGTTATTGTTCTTTCATATTCATATACTTCTTTAAATTTTACAACATACTTCTTTAAATTCATTTTACATACTCACTGGACCTGTTTCGCAATGACCAAAGCTCTTGCGAATTATTTTTGGTTTACAAGGATTACTTTCATCGATAAACTCGTAAGTTTCATTCGATTGACCCTCATAGTAATGATGTTCATAATATCCTGTACCGCTTTTAAGACATTTTGCAATGATCTTATTAGCCTTTTCTTCAGGGATATCTTTTAAATACTTAGGTATCGCCATTTCTTACCTCCTTTAATTAATCGTGTGCCCAAGATTTCCAAGATGATAATACATAATTATAATCAGCAACAATCTGTTCGGCAATATTTTCAAAATCACTGTCTTGATATAATGCAATTTCTGTATCATATACATCACCAGTTTCTTTATCATATACCTGATTGAAATCGATGTCATAATCAGTTTGCATAATATTATCTACTGACTGATAACCAACTTTAACAGATAATCTATAACCATCATCATAGTACTTATCAGCTTTATGTTCATCATATCCTGGTGACCAACCAAGAACAATATAAACGTTTTTATCTATTTTATTATCTTCTATTGTATACTGACAAAATGTATAACAACCACCTTCATCTTTATGATCTGCAAGATTATCTGCAGCTTCTTTAAACTGCTTAGCAAGTTCTTTTACATCAATCTTCATCATATTCTCCTTCTTTATATCTTGCATTAAAGTCTGCTTTTAAAGCTTCTACATTATCAAGATTATCTAAATCTATTTCTGCAATTTCAAATTCACACCATATTTTACATTTCTGCGAATAATATTCATTTATGAAATCACAAAAACTTTCAGCTTCTTTTTTAGTTTTGAATTCAGCATGGACTGTACCAATATCATCAAAATTAGGCTCACCACATGTTGGATCAATGATACCTCTTACTTGATAAATCTTAGTCATCATCTTCCTCCTCGTCATATTCATCATAATATTCTTTTTGCTCATCAAGATATTCTTTTATTGTTACTGCAGTTTCTAGATTATCTAAATCTATTTCTGTAGTATAAAACGTAGCATCATCAAAGCGATCAGGATCATTCCATAATTCGTGTTCTTTTGTTTCAGCTGCATCTTTATTATCAAATATCCAAGTTTTTATTTCACGTGGTGTTATTGCTCCAACAACACAGTATAACATATTATCTTTGATATTTAAATTTGTAATATCAATTTCTTTAAGCTCATATTCGTAATCAAATGACATATTATCATAAAAATCACAAATTTCTTTTTTACTTTTTTCAGCCTCTGCTTTGGTACCAAATACAAATAAATCTGGTGTTGCATAAGAAGTAGGTATTCCTTGTACGAAATATATTTTAGTCATCATCTTCCTCTTCATCATCTTCATAATCATCTTCATCTTCTTCATAGTAATCTTCCAACCAAACAGCTAACTTTTCACAGTTACCTTCAAGATCAGTTGGCATGATACCATTATGATATACATTAGCTACTTCTTTTTGATTTTCAGCAAATTCTACAAACTCAACTGCTGTGTTTCTATCTTTAAATACGTGAAGTGAACTGTGTCTGTCTTGAGTCTCAACAACCACAGCATATACATGTTCTTGTTTTAACGGCATTTATTTATTTCCTTTCTTAGTAAGCTGGATTAACATTTTCAAAGCTAATGTTATATTTGGCTTCCATCTTTTCACACCAGTTACGAGCTTCATCATAATCAGCAGTAATTAAACTTTCAGGCTCACCATTTTCATCGATAGCTATTTGATCTTTATAGTTATCATATACCATATATTCATTAAATTCACCATTATATGCTGCTGTTAACATATTTGCTACGTTATCTGGATGTTTAGCTGAATAATAATCTTCAACATTTTTCTTCAAGCCAATAAAACCTAATTGACTTGAATCAAATCTGCATACATGATTTCCTGTTTTATTAACAGAAAATGAAGTGCCAGAGTGTATATAAGCGCCAAGCACAAATGATTCATATTCTCCTTCTCCAAATTCTTCATCAAGTTTTTTCTGAAAAATTTCACGATCTTCTTCTAAAGTTTTACCTGTAAGATCATCATAATCAATTTCAAATGTCGTAAGATCTTTATAATCACCTCTTGGTACATAAATTTTACAACATGCTTTTATATTATCAACTGTATCATTACACATAAAATCACAATCACCACAAATATATGGCGAATATCTTGGTTCTTCATACGTCTCAGTTACTTTAACTTTACCAGTTGTTTCATCTAAAACTTTTTCAATATTTATATTTTCTTTCATATTAACCTCATCCAATTAAACTGTATAAACAATCTAAATATATTTTAAATTCATCTACAGTCATGTCGTTTTCATTTGCTTCTCTTTCAAGATCTTCATCACTTAGAGGTCCATCACACAAAAAATCAGGATAGTGACCAGACTCTCTAAACATCAAATAATCTTCTTTAGCTCGCTTGATTATTTTACTTCTGGAATCATTATTATTTGCCATAAACAACCTCCTTCCTCGTCACCAACTAATGTATGGCGACTATCAGCTTCTGTCAACTTATAACAATCGTTTACATTTAAATAATATGCAATATCTGACTGCATAGCTTTCTCAGCATCTTCTCTATTTGTATACGCACCTTCAAGACGAGCTAAATGATCTGTTGTATCCCCAAGGTCTGTATATATAACTGCATATATCGTACTCATTCTTTATTCTCCTCTATGCTCTTTAATAAATAATGTTTTTTACCACTTACCATAGTTACATATAAAAGATGCAATGTCTTATTATCTTTTTTAATGGTTATATCAACTGCTGATTCAATACAATTTTCATTGATATACATCTTACCTTTTTCTTCAATATGAATATCATAATCATACATATCACCAGTTATTACTTTTTCATATACTGTATATTCTTTCATTAATTTGCTACCTCATGAGATTCATTTACTATCATATCCATAACTTCAGGTTCACAAATTAAAAAACCATGTTTATTCATAAAGTCTTTAAATTCTTTTTCTTTAACAGCCTTTCTTTTAATGAATACATATCTTTTACCAAATATTGGACCATGTTCACCACGTTCAGCCTCAATCATCGGAACAATACCTTTTTTCTTAAACTTTTCTTTACACTTATCACAAGGTTCTGGACTTGTAATCTGTGTTTTACGAATTCCTTTTTTCGGAATCATTTCATCACCACTTCTAAAGAAATGAGGTTGTAAAAGTAATTGTTTAACTTCATTACAGTATAAACATAAATCCATACCTACGAATTCATGCTCGCCATCATCTTTACAATTTTTACACATATTGTATCTCCTTTACCAATTAGCTTCTTCATATGCTTCAAACAATTTATTTACCAAACTATCTTTAGGCTTATAATTTGGAAAATAACTTTTAGCAATCATCGTGGCTTCACTATAATCACCAGTGTAACCACATTCAAAATTACTAAACTCATCTGTAAAAATCTCATCACCAGAACATTCTCGCTTAATCTCTTCATTTATTTCATTCAATTTATTATAATACGTTTCGAATGCTTGAGGCGTACCAATTGCTCCATAATCTGTAATGAGTAATTCTTTTAGTTTTAATTTCTGTTCAAACTCTTCTTTGTTGAGATTATGTCTTTTTAAATAATCTCCGAATTGTTCATTACCAAAAGCATACTCAATACCGTCAGAAGAAATTGTACTTTTCTTATTTTTTAATTCACGATATTTCTTAGTACTAGGTAATTTCATTTTATTATCTCCTTATTTTTTTAATGGTTTCAATTTATCTGCTGAATATACATTTACAAATTCAACATTTTTTAAATTACGATATTGTCTTTCAACTTCTCTAGCTTCTGCTCTAGTATCAACAATATCAACACATACCATATTATTTTCACATAATTCACAACCACATGAATCATATGCCACTAATATAATATATTTTTGCTTTGTCATTTTTTATTCTCCTCTATAATATTCATCATCTTCGTAATCATCTTCATCTTCGTCGTCATCAAAGTCATAACTTTCATCGGATACAATTCCTGAAGAAGTACTAAATGTATCACTACCATCCTTAATCGTAATCATTGTCCATGTACGATCTGATTTATCAATCTCAATTACTGGATCATTATCAACCTGTATTAAAGCTGCACCTCCATTTTCAATTAAATGTTCATTATTATTATTTATTAAACCAATAGCTACTTTATCATTATATTCTACTATACAAACGTTTCCACTGTCTGCAAAAAATCTTGAATTTATAACCTTATTACTATTATTATCACAAAATACTGCATTACTCCAATCTCCATAACCTGTATCAGATACAACAGCATCTTTTGTATGTGTATATGCTCTTAATGCATCAGTAACACATTTTTCAAATATTTCTATTTCATTTGCTCTATTCTCATTCGTAAACGCTTCCTTACAACATTTAGTCCAAATGTCACTCGGTAATATATAACATGGATCTGTAATCAAATATTTTTTCATTAATGTCTCCTATGAAATTAAAACTAAAAACATAATAATTTATTAATTTTTACTTACGATTAGTATTCTTTCTCATATTTATAATACCAATCACTATTTGCGGCCTCAACAAATGCTTTTTTAACAACTTCTTTTAAAGTCTTTTGATCATTGAAATAACCTCGTTTAATTCTTAATAACAAACCTTCATTACTTTTATATCGACTACCTTTATATAATGCTCCTTTATAACCAAAATCAGGAACATTATATCCTCCATATATATCAATAACTCTATTCATTACTGGTCTATATGCTTTTATTTGATTTAATATTTCTTCATCTGTAAACCTCGTATCATCCATTTTATTTTCCTCTAATTGCATTTGTTACACCATTCATAATAATAAACTTTTCATACATAACTTGCCTCCTTCCATTAGTTAACTAACAATTCAAGGAAACACCATAATTACTTATGATGTTTCTATCAACTGTTAACTACAAATAAGTTTATTCATTAGATCAATACCACTCAATTCACGAGATAAATGTATTTTAATCTTTTCAATCGGTATACCGTATACTTGTGTTAACAATGATAACCGATCAATTACATCATTAACATTATCGAATCTTTCTTGCGATCTTACATCAAAACGCATAGGTTTCTTAAGTCTACACGTGTCTACATTAAAAACATACTCAATAATGTACGTTTCTTTAATATCTTTATCATATAACTTACTCATTTTGTTCTCTCTGATGCAAAGTTAGATTCGAAATATTTATCTGATGTCCAATATTTGATGACGTTCGTATAACTTCCAGAATTCGTTTTTTCAGGAGTTATTATTAACAGTACTAACATCGTTATTAAACCAAACAATACTAGACCAATTAATACGTTATATATATATTTCATACTTTCCTCATACAAAAAAGGCTGATGAATAACAACATCATAAGCCTCATTACCGACAGCTTTTAATCGAACTGCATCAAGAATATGTTTATACTCTTGAATGCCGTTTTCATAGCATCCTCAAGTTGATACTTATTAAGACCGCTTGCAATGTGTCCATATGCGAAGTACCCTTCGAGTTCTTTCATCTGAAAAGTATACTCAGCCTCGCTGTCTTTCATAAATAATGTCGGGTATTCAAGACATTTAATACCAACAACAAGATTACCTTCACGCGTTTTACGTACAGCCTTCATTTCACCATACATAATTACGGCATTAGCACATTTTCTAAGAGCATAATACTCTTCACCAAAACGTTCTTTCATTGCACGGAAATTGGCGATATGCTCTTCACGTTTATTATTATAATTCATGATAGTCTCCTTTCATTACTAGAGTTAACGAAAAGCAGTGCTAGACTCATGATAATCTAACACCACCAACTACTTTAATATTCGGAACAATATTTCTGAAAGTCCCGACAATACTCAGCAAAACTCGAATCTCTGCCAAATACTTTCTTCCCAGCTCTTTTATTCTCCTCTGAGCTGTCTGTGATTAAACAACGACGCTCAATCACCTTTCTGTCATTAGCTACTGCACCACTGATGACACTCGTGATGTGCTTTGCCAGTTTCTCAATGTCGTTAGTTTCTTTATACATGGTTAGTCTCCTTAAATACCTTTATTAAATACAAAAAGAGCGATGCCAGCTTTACTCACCAACATCGCTCACTCAGCTATCTGACGACTAGAGTGCTACTACATCGTCAGTATCAACGGCGTCACTAGCGTCACTAGCGGCGTCACTATAACCCAATGGCGCATATACACCACCACCGAGTTTCTGAATTGTGCCCTGCTTCACTGCACAGTGCCACAGTCTGTCACAGAACCACTTGATTTCATGGTCTTCACCTGTGGCAGCTTTCCAGGCAGCCTGAATCTGATTACAGGATACCGGGTGGCCTATTGCCTCGACCAGTTCTTTCAACTGGGCAAACACCCCAGTACTAGAAGCACCGCTTTTCGTACGGGCCGGGGTGGCCTCGGCCGCTTGAATCGCAGCTACCATATTGAACACAAAGTTTTTACCAGATGTACGAGCCTCACGTACTTGCTCTAAAGTCTTCTTAGTCATATTTACCTCCACTAACTAAGATTTGTTACTCATCTAACTTTTTGCTAGATGCTATTGACCCAATGTCAATATATAAACACTAAATACTTTATTTAATATTTATATATTGACACTTATTTCTTTATTTATTATATTTAAATTATATTATATTATTTTTGCTAATACTTTTTGCTAATTTTAAATTTTATATATTTGTTTAATTTTTAATAATTATAAAATATTATTTTTGCTAATATTTTTTGCTTATAATAATTTTTATTTTTTGTTAATTTTTTATTTTTGCTAATTTAAATTTTATATATATTTGTTTCATTTTTTTAAATTATATTTTATAACTTCTGCTAATATTTTTTGCTTATTTTAAATTTTATATTCCGCCAGCCAGCCGGCCCCCGCCGAGCCTTTACGCGTATATTTGCTAATAATAAGTTACCGTTCAGTAGGAGGGCGTCATGGAAGCAGCATAAGTCCTAATAAGTCCTAATGAGTCATAATGAGTCCTGTAATTAATGTAGTTATAAAAAGTCCATATAAAGCCCATAGAAAGCCTTATTTATTTTTGTTATATGTTATGAGGTATTTATAAAAAATGTGTGTATATGAGCTTTAAAAGTGAATTATTTAAGTAGACTATTGAAGACTATTGTATTTTTTAATTCATCATATACTTTTTGGTAAGTAGTTATTTCTGATTTAAGATTTATTTTTGATTTTTTTGTATTGTTATATATTATTGGTTTATATATATAGTTTGATAGCATATTAGGGTTCATTCTTGATATACCTAATAATGATTCTATATTATTTTTATTTATATATAGTTTTATTGTTTTTATTGATTTATAGTCTTTAGTAGATGTTATTAGTATTGATGTATATATATTATTATAGTAATTTAGGAATACATCATACTTATGGTTTTTTGCTTTTATTTGTATATATTTAAATTTTATATTTTTTATTATTAGAATATTATAGAATGTTATTAGAGTACTTATGAATAACGAATTTATATATACATTTAATTCTTTTGGTTCAGATAGAGTATATATATTATTTATTTTATCATAATTTCTATAATCCATTTCTAATTTTATTTTTTTCATTGTTTTTATATATACCTTTTTTCTTCTTTTGTTATTTATATTATATGGTTTAAATTATATAAAGTAAAGCAATATATTAAAGAGTTCTATATATAAGTTTTAATTATATATAGTTTTTGGGAGATTTATTTATGCAGACTAATAAAGAAGTTAGAATTACATTAAGAGCTGATGAAGGTAAAATGATTACTGATGGAACTTATGTATTTAATATGGTAGAAGTTTTATCAGAAGAAGAAGCTGCTCGTTATTATGAAATTAGTAAAGAAGAAGCAGAAGCTAAAGAAGCTGAAAGATTGGCTAAAAAAGAATCTGAAGAATAAATATATTTTAGCATTATAAACAATTAAGTATCCTAGAAATTAATTTCTAGGATACTTTTTTTATTTTAACTTATTAGGTATTCTAAAGTAATAGGATCAGCATCGTATTGTATTCTATGTTGTATTATTATAGATTTTATTTTTTCTATTTGATCATCTTCTATAGCAAACCATTCACCTTTCATATGTTTAGCTATATCATGTATTTTTCTATGAATTAATTTTTCTATTTTTAATAAATGTCTTCTTTTACATTCAAATTCTTCAGTAAACAAAAGAGTAAGATTATTTGGATGACCTGTTTGTAATTGCTTTAATCTTTTTTCTGGATGTTTAGATATACCTACTTTTATATATCCGTTATTATCTGATATTATATAGATATACGAATAAGTTGGTATTGTATCTTTAATATATAATTCTGCAATTTTTTTATAATTAATCATATATTATAGAATTGTTAAAAAATATATAGTTTTATTATAATTTAACAGTTGTATCTAATTTACCATATAATCTTAATAAAGCAATAATATTTTCTTCACTTGTTTTTATTTTAATATATAATATAATAAATTTTTTTGTTTTAACATTATTGCCTTCATCGTTATGTAATATTTCTATATCCATTATTTCTTCTGGAAAAATTGCTCTTAATAAATCAACTGCTCTAGAAGTAGTTTGATTTAAAGGTAAATTTATTTTTATAATGTTTTTTGATTCATCTATAGTATAAAAGGCGTGTCTATAATTAATACCTAATATTTTTGATATAATACTTCTTAATATTATTCTATATGCATTTAACATTTTTAATCCTTTTTGTTTTACATATAATTTATTTTATATATATTATATTTAAGAAAAATTAAAAGGAAAACAAAAAATGAATCTTAGTTGGAAGTATATTAAGGAAAAATCTAATTCATCGCAATCAGTATATACTATTAAAATAAACACTCTTATTTATTTATTAATAGTTAAAGATGATGAAAAAATATTAAGTATAGCAAATAAAGACTATAGTAAAAGAGCATTAGTTATAAAATATGATTCTTTTTATAATTTATTATTTGATTTACCTGAGAAAAATTCATATAATAATTGGATATTACCAGATGATGTTAGATTATATAGTAAGATACAAGAATTAAATATTCCAGTAGATCCAGATGTTTGGGAAGATTTTTATAAAATTAAAAAAGGAGATATTTAAATCTCCTTTTTAGTTTAGCATTTGAAATAATTATTTAGTCACAGAGACTTCTTCATTGTTTTCTTGGTCTTCAATTACTCTGCTTGATTCTGTATAAACATGTTTTGTATTAATTACATCAATAGCATCAGCAAATTCTATACCATCTTCACGAATAATATAATGCTTATCATTACTATAATTATGCTTAAACATTCTACCATCAATTTCAATTTCTTCAGTAACTAACATTTATTTTTTTCTCCACTTTAATTATAACTAGTTAATAGAACTCTTCATTTTTATTACTGCTAATTGAGTTACTATACTCATTATGATACATTACCACTATTTATATTTTGTAAAATACTTTCTATATTACCTATTAAATCATAAACACATTTTGCACTTGGATACTGTGTATCAGTACTACTTGAAGAAATAGATGTAACTAAATTTGATGTATCTTGCTTATTATTTAACCCAGATCTAGCTGTGCTATCTTTTATATTATAAGTTGTTGTACCATCTGAAATTTTAGATATATCGGCCATTAATTATTTCCTTTATAATTAACTTATTGTCAAAGTTTCAGTTGAAGAATCATATATAAATGTAGGAGAAGTACTAATGTTACCACTTCCTAATAAAGATGTATTATTAATAGTTTTAATACTTGTACCTGAAACTAAAGCATCTTGTTTTCCAGACCATGTAGATTTTTCTGTAGCTGTAACTGTTTTATTTGTGGTACCATCAGAAATATTATCTGCACTTATTTTGTTACTTGATGTAATTTTTGTTTGATAAGTTGCTGAAATATCAGGAATATCTGATGCACTTAAATTATCTCCAGCTGTAACAAGACCTTTGCTATCATAAGTAATTTTACATTTTGTAGCTCCTGTAATAGCTGTATTTGAAGCTACTGCATTAACGTCAGATGCTGTAAGAGATATATTACTTGAAAGCGCTTTACTATTAATTGTACGAGACGTTGGTACATAACCACTTAAATCAACCATTCCAGCAAGAACATCAAAGAAATAACCAGACGATTGTAATACAATATTACCAGAAGAATCATAAATATAATCTTCTGGTAAAGGTGTTTCATGATAATCACCATCTATATATGTATAAAGATAATCAATATTATTATTTGATACAGTGCCAGCATAAGCATATTCTGTTGCAACACCATTAGTGATTTTATACATCATATCACCTTGCTGAACATTTTGATTAAGCGAATAAATTGGATTTCTTCCACGACAAGTAAAACAGTAATATGTAACATTTCCAGTTGCTTCAATAATTACAACATTACTTCCAGCAGGATATGTCTTACCACTTCCTTCTACAAATCGTGAATCTGTAGTGAATGCATCTGTTATATTATATACATTACCTTCATTTGTAGAAGCTGGAGTTGGCAATGAAGCAAATGCAATACTTCCTGCCGGTTTATATACAGAAGCAATAGCTGCATCTATAGCAGATTTAACAGCAATACCACTTTGTGCATTAGTAGATATTCCTGAGTATGATTGATCTACAGTTGGAACGGATAAAGTAACATTACCATTTACTGGACTTATATTATTAACCGATGTAACAGTACCTATATTACTTGTATATCCTGATGGATTACTTGAATTATAAGGTGTAAATCCTAAAGCAGTAGTTACATCACTAGATGTAATACCACTAATAAATTCATTATCATTTGTTAAATCAGATGTTTTTGTAGGAATTGTAGGTTTATCGGTTAAATCATTGTATGATAATGATCCATCTGTAACAAAATACAATTCATTATCATTTAATTGATTATTATTATCTAAAGTATCATATTGAGCTTGTGTTAATTTATTAATAACTAATTGTGAAGTAATGGTATCTGTTGACATTTGCAAATCTCTTAATGTTAATACAATTTAAATTATATGTTTTAGAACTTAAAATTATATTATTATAAGAGATCATTACCATTAAAAATTATTAGATAAAGTAGTTATATTTTTTATATTTTTATTAGAGGTTAAAAAATTATACATTTCTCTTTTTGATTTTCTTCTCATTCTTCGCTTTGTAATAAATTTTATATATCTTTTTTTAGCAGTAGATATTGTATACTTTTTTAAAAAATCATTAAATGTAAGCATAATAAATCCTCCCTACTATTTTAAATATAATTAATATCTGTTATCTGTGGCCAAAATAAAACTCCTAATCTTCAATTTACCCCACAGAACGTATAGTCTTTGTTTTGAGTCATATCGGTTCCCATAATTAAATTGGCCAAATAGGACTAATTGACAGTTCGCATTCACCTATGACTTCCGTTTAATTATATATTCAAGTAAAACCTAAATATATAATGTTTCATTAATTTACGATATAGCCAAGTATCCGGTCATACTATATCTCTCTATACTCCATCTAGCGTCTATACTTCCGCCATAACAGATATTAATAATACTTAAATTATAATTAATATATAATATTAAATTTATGAAATGTAAAACAAAAAATTAATAACAGTAATATATATCATTATGCTCTATACAATTAGAATAACTACTATACAATAACTGTTCATATGTTAAATCTGTTTTATGATAACCTTGACTTTTTATCCATTCTTCTCTTTCATCAATGTTATTAGTACATGCAATTAATATTACTGGTAATATAAAAATTATTTTTTTCATTTATTAATCTCTGGAAAGTAATATTTATTTAATACATTTAAATCTTCTAACGTAACTTCGTAATTTTTTTTATTACAAATTACACTATCTACTCCACAATGAGGACATATTGCCGTTTGTCCTTCATCGGTCCATTCTGTAATATCACCAGAATAAAATATTTTTTTACAATAAAAACAACCACAAGTATCTGATTTATCTATATCTTTTTTATTATTTATAGCACAACTATGTAATTTAATTAATTCTTCTAAACTCATTTTTACCACCACATTTTGTCTAAATTTTTGATAAACCAAATTAAATTTTTTCTACGCCACTTATAACATTTATGATATTGTTTTAAATTATAAGGCATATTTTTATGATTTATTTTATCATTTTCTAAATATTTTTCTTCAACTTCCATTCTATAGAGAGTTGCATTTCCTTTATCTGGACCGTCTTGAATAGTTTTATATTTAACTTTTAATAAAGGTTTAATCTTCCACTTATTTTCCCAAGCAGAAGTTTCAAACATTAATATATCTTCTAAAGTATCTATTACTAAAAGTAATTTTCTTTTAAAATTATAATCACCGTGTTTTTTAATTAATCTAAATAACCAATTATCTTTTTTATTAATTATACAGTAATTATAATATCTTTTTTCATACTTATTTAACCCTAACCAAGTTAAATCTATTATTTTTTCTGCTTTTTTTAAATATGTTTTAAGAATAGGAAGTAAAACTTTAGCAAAAGAATTATCCAAATCCCAACTAAGATAATACGAGGCATCTTTTAATGACCTATCTAGGTTTTTTAAACAATTTTTTCTTTTTTCTTCCTTTTTTAAATAGTTTTCCATCCTTTTTCTTTCTCTAAAAAAAGAAGACTGGAATAAATTCAAAACTTTACAAGAAGCTTTATAAAATGAATGTTGAAATCCAGTCTTCTTTTTAATAAACAACTACATTAATAGTAGTCAATTACCATATATTCAAAAAATATCTGCTGTACGCTTCTTTTTGAACTTACAATAAATAGAACTAATTATAGATAATGCAACTATAACGTTCTTGATCAATTATTTTATTAATGGCTTCAATAATTGAATTTTCACCACTCAATGCTGTTTGTAAACATACTGGAGATGAGCCAGAAAGTAAAATACAACCTTTATCATTTATTGTAACTGGTGTTTGATTTGATCTACTATCAACATTCCACCAAATCAATGTAGGTAAAGTATATCCAGCCTCAAGATATTTATTTCTAATGGCTTCAAAATTTGTACTATTTTGACCACAATAATCAAATTCCATATCAGAAATAATTATAATTTGTTTTGGCATATCTTTATCTTCTACATTTGCAGATTTGGCTCTTTCTAAAATTAAATCAAATACTTTTTGAAGATTTGTATTACTACAATCACCAGTATAAATTGATACTAATTTTTCAGCTAAATTTTTACCTTTAACTTCTTTCCATTTAGCATTACTAGAAAAAGGAATAACATAATTACGCCAAATTTCAGATTTATTTCTTTCAGCAATATAAACAGCCAATGACATAGAAACGCACATTGGTAAACCAGTCATTGATCCAGAAGTATCATTCACAACAATGCCGTTAATTTCTGGCACATAATCAGGTAATGCTTTCCATTGTAATTCTGCTGTTTTATCTTCTTTTGGAATACTTGTACCAGACCAAGAGTTATAACAAATATAATTAATATAATCCTTTGCTATATCATATGGATACAATGTATTAGCATTAATTTTTGTTTCACCTTTTTCAACAGAATTTAAATATTCTGTAAAGCGTTGATTATCATTACGTAAAAAAGCACCTTGCATAGTAGAATAACTTTTAGTATGAATACAATTTTTTGAATATTTTAACATTGCATAAGAAGGCAATTTACTATAATCAATACTACTATAATCTTTTCTACGTAGTTTATCTTCAACAATTTCAAGGTCTTTACGCAATAAAGTTAATGCTTTACGATATGATCTTGCTGAACCAAATTTACCAGTACTTAATAATGTTTTAGCATATTTTCTAGTAATTTTAGATGAACTATTTTCTGAAGGCATCCATTTACCTAATAATGAAATAGAAGAAATTTCATTATTTAAGTGATGTTGTAAATCTTTTTCTAATTGATTACCTAAATAATCAACTACTTCGTCTTTCAAATTAGTGTATAATAACTCCAAAAAGTCATCATATCTGCCATATTCAGCGATTAGATTTAAATTACTCTTTAACCAATCAGTTTCTGCATTAGCCAAATATTTTAATACAATTCTAAAGACTCTTCTTTCACCTTGACCTCCACGAACATCACGAATATAAAATAAAATACGTAATGCCTTAGTTGGATTAGCATTAAAAGCATTTACAAATAAATTTAAAATTCTGTTTTCATTCATTTCTCTACGTAAAGCAGCTCCATGATAAAACCAATCAACTATAGCATCTAAAGTTGAAATATTTGTTAATGCTCCATTTTCTGTGCTAGTTTTATTTGACATTGCATTAATAAAACCATTAGTAGAATTTTTTTCAAACAATGGCTCAGCTTTAAATACTTTTTTACTAGGCTTATATTCATTATTTGAAAAACCTAAAATATCTGTAAATGTTTTCATATTTATACTCCTTTTAATACAATTTACAATAAATTATATAGTTTATGATTATTTATATGTAAAGCCTTTTTTAAGTTCTTACTATATATATTTAATGTCATAGGAGTAATATAAATGACTATCAGCGTAGGAGCAGATAAAGTATCGCCACTCGTTGTTGAGCCGATTAATGTAAAAATGAAATTAGCATTTGATCCAGAATTTGATTTAGTTAATAATGCAAAATATCTAGTAGTAAATAATACTTTTTTTAGATATTCAAGAGATACTGATTTATTTGCACCATTTGACAATACTAATACTTTTTTAAATTATTTTAATGATCATGGTATTTATAATATGGATACTGAAAATAATAAATTAGTATTAGCTGGTCGTGATGGTGTTGGAGTATATTGTTTTGGTGAAACTGATCTATTAGTATTAATGGAAGTAACTTATGATGCAAGTGTTGGTTGGAGTGTTGCATACGTAGGAACAGATTGGAGTTTAGACTGGCAAAATGCATATTGGAGTAAACCATATATGCCAAATGGAGGTACTATACTAATTCCAATTTTATTAACACATGAATTAAATAGTTTTGGATTTAATGTAATGGCTCCGGAAGATACTACTGGATTAGTTAGTATAAATAAAATACATACTTTTAAAATAATTTGGGATTAATAATAATGAGCTTAAATGTAGGATCACAATATATTAGTAAAGCCATAGTAAATGAAACAAAATCTATGGAAAATGCTATAATATGCTTAAATAAAACAGGAACTAATATATTAGAAGGTGAAAAAGTTTATATAGCATCATCAAATAACTATTCATTGATTAATTATAATGCTTTTTCATCAATTGGATATACTGGAATTGCTGCAGAAAATATAAACGCTAATTCATCTGGTAATGTACTAACGATAATAAATGCTCCAACTAATACTCTAGAAATTTGGGAAAGAGTAGATAATAAAGCAACAGTTGTTGGATTTTTTGTAGATGGTACTGGAACAAAATATGCTATTTGTGTATTAGATGCTCAATATAGAGCAGGAAATTTACGTTGGGGACCCGCATATGCTGAAAATATATTACCAAAATATAACTCTAATGAAGCTGCTTTGAATGCTAAAGATTCTGCAACGTGGAATATGGATCAAATAATTAATAATTATATTCTTTCTAATTATCCTTCGTTTCAATATTGTCATCAACAAACTTTAGTATATAATAATATTACTTATTATGGATTATTGCCGAATTTTTATGAATTATCTTTAATATATAATAATAAGGCTAAATTAGATAATATAGATATAACAATAAGTGAATATTCGTCAAAATCTTTATCTAATTGGAATCTTGGAGGCTCAACTACTCCTAGTACAATTTGGAGTTCAACGGCATATTCAAATGAAATATGGACAATTAATAAAAATGGCGGTGATTTTACATTAAATACTGCTAATAGTACTGGTGTTGTTCCAATATTTGAAATTCCAGTAATTAACAAATAGGAGATTTATAATGGCTTTATTAAGAATTGGATCAAAACCGGGATGTCCTGCAATGTATAAAATACAAGAAAGTGGTGGTTCTAGCACGACAGATGTACCATTGACGCGTATATCCAATGATAACGGTAACGAAATTGGTACTTGGTATATGAACTTTAAAGACAGTAACGGTAATGTATTTAAAGTAATAGTTCTTGATGCACAATATCGTAATAATTATACTCAATGGTGTTCTGATAAAAATACAGTAACGAATATGCCAATATATAATTCTTCTAATTATAGTTTATGGTGGTATGACAATGCTAAAGAAACAGCAACACAAAATACACAGTTGATTTTAAATTATTGTTCGGCAGGTAGTTTTACTTCTACTTCATGCTCACATTGTCGCTCACAATCATTTACAATAGATGGAACAACT